ACGGCGACGTTGCCGACCTTGACCTTCGAGGTCGTGCCGCCGCTCGTGAGGCGGAAGCCGCGTCGGTCGAGGCCGATGATCGACGTCGTGTTGGCGGTGGCGCTCGCCACGCGGATGAAGTTGTCCCGCTCGCGCGAGAGGACCTGCTGCGTGGCCGGGTCGTCGATGTCGACCTGGACGTTGTTGACCGCCGTCGCGTCCTTGACGAACTTGACGGTCTTGATGGTGCCGCCGACGGACTTCACGCGGAAGCCGCGCCTGCTCAGCCCTCGGATGTATACGTTCGTTGCCATGTCAGTGTTGTCCTCCTGCCCAGTTTCGTCCGCGCCACCGCGGCGCGGGAACCACTGATGTCGCTACTTACCCGCTCGGAGCTAGCGGGTTTCGAACCCGCGGTCGTACAGCGGCAGGCCCAGCTCGGCGTAGTGCGGGAACAGGGTGAACTCGCTGACCCAGGCGTCGTTGGTCAGCGCCTCGGCCCTCAGCTGGAGGAACCGGCCCCTCTCGTCGGGGTTGAAGTGGACCGCGCCCTTCGGGTCGTTGACCAGGCCGTAGAAGCGCCGCCACGGGCCGTTCTCGACCGCGCGAACGCTCCAGGAGACCCGGCGGCGGCCGATGACGACCGAGTCGACCCAGAAGAAGCCGAGCGGGGTGTCCGGCGCCTCGCCGGGGCCGAAGTTGAAGCTGTACGGCAGGCCGGTGATGAGGTCCTTGAAGCGGCGCAGCTCGAAGCGGAGCGAGTTCCACTGCGACGGCTGGAGGCTCGGCATCACGAGCGGGTACGAGGAGCCGCCCGACTGGAGCGAGATGGTGGGCTGGTTGGCCCGGGAGACGTTGGCGGGCACCCAGATCTGCGCCTCCAGGTACGTCTCGTACCAGTCGTCCACGACGAACTGGTTCGTGTCGAGCCCGGAGAGCGTGCGGATGCCGCCCGCGCCCGAGACGGTCTTGGTCTGGTCGCGGAAGGCGTCCGGGCCGTCGAGCGTCTGGAACAGGTCGCCGTCCGGCGCGAAGACCGCCTGGAGGCGCGCCCCGTCCACGGGCGTCCTGGCCTCGTAGACGCGCGTCGTCAGGGTGGCGTAGCCGACCGGCGCCTGCGTCAGCTCGGAGACGTAGGCGTCCCGGTTGAGCAGGTCGGCCATGAAGCCGACGCGGCCGTTGCGGAAGGTCCAGTCGTCGCTGCTCTGCGTGTCGAGCGTCCAGACCGTGCTTACGGTGTCGTGCGAGCGGTTGACCTGGAGCACGCGCGAGTCGAGGCTCTTGCCGACCAGCTTGACGTTCCAGGCGTACAGGGAGTTGGGGTCCGGCCCCTGCGCGCTGATCGTCTCCTGGTAGAGCGTCGTGTAGCTCGTGACGCCCGCGGCCGTGTCGCGCCGCTGCGCCTCGAACTCCAGCGTGTCCTCGTTCCACTTGAGCCTGACCACGATCGCGGAGCCGTCGTCGGAGTCGGAGATCTTGGTCTCGCGGAGGATGATCGCGAGCGTGTTGACCAGCGGCGGCACGGCGTCGGCCGGGGAGGTCCCGCCCCCGCCGCTGAAGAACAGCGTGTAGGCGCCGTCCACCGGGAACGGGTCGTCCGGCGTGCCGTTGCCGCGGATGAACTCGAACGCCCTGGCGACGCTGCCCGCGTAGGCGGCGCCGTCGAGCGTGACCGGCGGGGTGATGATGCCCCAGCGCGTGTCGAAGTCGAGCGCGCTCGGCACCCAGGAGTCCTTCACGGCCCTGACGGCCATGACGGTGATCGTCTGGGCCGCGCCGGGCGAGCCCTTCAGCGTGATCTTGATGCCCGAGACGGACGACAGGGTGAAGCCCGTGCCCGCGCCGGACGTGAAGCCGGACAGGGCCAGCCTCAGCTCCGGGAGGGTCGCGGTGTTGCCGGTGAACGCGACCGCGGCCGAGTTGAAGGCCGCCGTCCCGAACGAGCCGTCGGGGCTCGACGTGAGCTGGACCGTGCTCGTCGCGGCCGTGAACGTGTGCCAGTCCGGGAAGACGATCGAGAGCTTGTCCTCGTTCGAGATGTCGACCGCGTCGCCGGGGATCGAGCTGCGGAGCGCGGTGTCCAGCGCCGAGCCGTCGGTCGTGACCTGGAGGCCGTACCAGCCGCCGCGCGACGCGATCTTCCCGTAGAAGAACGTCTCGCTCCACGGCGCGCCGATGCCGGTCGGCGCCTCGCCGGTCGTGCTGCCGGTCGCGGAGTAGTGCTTCCCCTTGTACTCCACCACGTCCCCCGACGAGTAGGCGACCGTCACGTCCCACGCGCCCCTGTACGAGTGCGTCAGGCCGCTGTGGGTGTCGGTCAGCCAGTCCTCGGAGAAGATGTCGCCGAGCTTGACCTCAAGGTTCGTCTGGAAGACGTCGTCCAGGTACGGGTCCTGGGGCACCGTGTCCAGGTCGGGGTACTGCGGCACCGCGAGGGAGTCCGCCGCGACGCGGAACGAGCGCAGGTCGACGTGCTCCTGCGTCGCCAGGAAGTCGGCCGCCGAGGGGTTGGCGACCTCCTCCGTGATGGAGTCGTCCCACGGGGTCGGGACGTTCCAGCGCCCGCGCGGGTCGTCGAAGGTGTCTCCTACGGGGAAGGGCATCGCCTGTTATACGTCCGTGAAGTCCTCGGCGCCAGAGAGGACCGCCACGCCGGTCGCGGTCGCGCCGTCGTCGTGCTGGATGCCCTCGTCGGTGACGGAGGCGTCGCCGTCGCCGACCGAGGTCGCGGCGTCCGCGTAGGCGCTCGCCATGTTGTCGTACTGGCCGCCCGGCGCCGGGCCGGGGCCGCCGTAGGTGCCGGTGCCGTAGCTCGGGGCGTACGGACCCTCGTCCGCCAGGACGGTGCCCGCGCCCACGACCACGCCCGAGTCCTCGGTCGGCGGGGCCGGGATGGCCGCGCGCCCGACGACCACGGCCGCGTCCGCGTAGACCGTCGGCTGCTCCGGGACGCCCATGCGCTGGGTGTAGACCGAGCGGGAGATCCAGTGGGTGAGCACGCCGTCCTCGTCGCGCTTGTGGTCCACGACCCAGTCGTCGTTCTGCCAGTACTGGACGCCGAGCTTCGAGGGGCTGCTGTAGACGAGGACGTTCGCGAGGGTGCCGCCCTGGCCCTCCAGCTTGACCGGGAGGGTGCCCGTCAGGGTCACGGCCTCGTCGGTGTACTGCGTGTCGTTCTGGTAGGTGACGTAGACCGTCTGGCCGTCCTCGATCTGCGTGCCGGTCTCGCGCTCCCAGGTGTTGTCCTCCAGCAGCACGTCGTCGGCGAGCACGTCCTTGATGATGTCGTCGTCGTGCTTGACCGTGTAGCGGTTGCGGATGAACTGTACCTCGTCGATGCCGACGAAGTACGCCTTGCGGTTGAACTCCGCGGCGTCCTCGCGGTACACGTGGCGGCAGGTGCGGTTGAACCGCATCGGGACGCCGACCAGGTGGGAGTACGCCTCGGAGACGCGGTTGTTGGTGCTGGAGACCGTCGGGATGGCGTCGAGCGGCACGGGGTTCACCTGCCGCTCGGTGGTGCCCGAGGCGAACGGGTCGAACCGCTGCACGACCATCCGGCCGAGCACGGAGTCCTGGTCGACGCTCGCGAGCAGGGTCGACTTGTACTTGTCCGAGTAGGACAGGAAGATCTTCGAGCCCGTCACCGGGTCGAAGACGCTGCGCTCGTCGGTGTTCACGAGGTTCGTGTTGATGAGCTGCGACTCCTTGACCTCGCCGAGCGCCAGCGCGGAGAAGAACTCGCGCTCCTTGTACTCGAACTCCAGCACCGGGTCGGTGAGGTCGTCGAGGACCTGCGTCTGGACCGGCGTCTTCGAGCGGAGCCACCAGTCCTCGACCACGTTGCGGAGCTGCGAGTTGGTGAACTGGTCCTCGACCCACGTCGGGAAGCGGCGGTAGACCTTCGGCGGGAGCGGCGGGAAGGTCGGCACGCGCCACGGGAGCGGGTTCAGGCTCGTGAACTCCAGCTTGACGTAGGCGCACCGGACCGGCTGCGGGAACTCGATGTGCTCGTTGGAGCGGAGCGTCCACGACGTCTGTGCGACCGGCGTCCAGAGCAGGTGGTCCCACTCGTCCGGCAGCACCGGCTTGTCGCCCTGCACGTTCTCGCGCGAGTAGTAGGCGTTCATCTTGACGCCCGGGGTGCGGGCCGAGATGAGCACGCCGTCGATCAGGCGCAGCAGGTACTCGTTGTCGTCCGTGCTCCACTCGCGGAGGTCGAAGTAGAGGCTCTCGACGCCGTCCGGGCTCGGGACCGGGTCGCTCATCCAGCCCGCCTTGTTGCCGTCCACGACGTACTGCGCCTTCTCGCGCCGGACGCCGTAGCGGTACGAGTTGCCGAGGAAGTCGCGGCCCTCGTCGGCCACGTCCGCCCAGACGCGCATCACGAGGTTGCGCGAGCCGTCCTGCACGTAGTCGCCGACCACCGGGTCGTACTTCGAGACCGGGTAGACGCGGCTCGCGGTCGCGGTCGGCGCGCTCGCGCTCGGGAAGCCGGTCGTCAGCTCGAACTCGACGTCGCTCGTCATGGAGTCCACCTGGAGCGCCACGCCGGTCGCGGGCGTCTGGACCCACGCGCCCTCGGTCAGCACGAGGTCCTGCGGGGCGGTGGCGGCCACCGTGGCGTCGCCGCTGACGAACGCGAGCGTGCCCGGGAGCGGGGTGCTGGAGAGGAACTGCTGGGTCAGCGAGACCTGGTTGACCGTCGTGTCGTTCAGGCTGAGGACGCGGAACTCGTAGAGCGTGTCCGGGTTGGTCGGGATCGCGTCCTGGTCCTCCAGGTACCAGTTGATCCAGTTGAGCCCGACGTCGTAGCTGCCCTCGTGGATGCCGGTGAGGAGCCGGTTCGGGGCGAGGCCGTCGGACACGTCCCACAGCGACCACGACAGGCTGACGTCCGACTCGGTCGGCATCTCGGTCCCCTCCGTCAGCACCGGCTCGACCTGCGCCAGGAGGCCGAAGCCGAGGATGTTGGGCCACACGTCGCCGCCGCGCGCGGCCGAGGCCGGGACGCGGAACTGCTGCTTGACCTCGCGCGTGAGCGCGTTGTCCGTCGAGGGGACGACGTACGCCTCCAGGTCGGCCGGGGTGTCCTGCGCGAGCAGCGGCCCCACGGTGTCCTTGGCCGACGAGATGAAGCGGCCGATCCGCATGTGCTTGACCATGACCGCCCACTTGAACTGCGAGCTGGTCGCGACCGGCCAGGCGTCCGTGCGCCGGGTGAACGTGAAGCGGAGGTACCGCGTGTGGACCATGTTCCCGCGCTTGGTAGCGAACACGTAGTCGGCGTTGAGCCACGCCGCCCGGTTCCCGGCGTCGAAGAACACCCGGTCGTCGAAGGGCTGGCCCTCGACCGGGGCGACCGGCGTCCAGAGCGACGTGCGGTCCGGCGCGGAGATCGCGTCGTACTCGATGGTGACGTCGACCGGCACCCGGAGCACGTCCATGTTGACGTAGTTGACCTCGCGGATGCGGCCGAGGTCGATCTCCAGGACCTCCTTGGTGTACTGGCCGCCCTGGTCGGGCGGGGTGTAGACGGAGCCGTCCGAGCCCGGGAACAGCGCGGCGAACCGCTGCTTGCTGGCCCACCAGAACTTGTCCGGGTACTGGACCTCGTCCACGCCCGGGAGCGTGAAGTACTCGATCGGGTAGACCGCGTTGACGAGCAGGTTAGCTGTCAAGGAAGCTCCCCTCGAAGACGAGCGGGGTGTTCTGGCTGGCGACGGCCTGCTCGGCGGTGAAGCCCGCCGACGGCAGGACGTTGAGCAGGAACGGGAAGATCGCCCCGATGACCGGGAAGAACGCGCCCGTGTGCTCCGAGCGGTACTGCTCGTAGGGCGACACGTTGTTGACCGCGGTGTAGAAGCTGTTGCTGCCGTACGTCGGGTCGAGCAGGGCCTCGCCCGTGTAGGCGTGCTCGCTCTCGACGTCCAGGAAGACCACCGGGAGGTCGCGGTTCATCCCGTAGTAGTTGCCGGGCTCGGTCTCGACGCCCGCGACCATGAACAGGTTGCTCTCCGGGTCCGTGTCGGGCCACGGCACCGAGGCGTTGCCGGTGACGAACCGCGTCACGTTCATCCTCTCGGAGGAGGCGACGGGCGGCGTCTCGATCGGCACGATGTCGTACCTGGCGGTCTCGGGCTTGAAGGTGACGGCCGACGAGACCGGCCGCAGGCGGTCGATCAGCTCGACGGCGTTGCGCTCGATCTCGGGAAGCAGGCGGAAGAACGGATCCTTGACGAGCAGCTGGTCGCTCTCGACCGTGTACCGCTCCTCGCGCGCGGGCTTGGTCTCGACGTAGGCGCCGGGGTTCGGCGCGATCTTGACCTCGAAGCTGTAGGCGACGAAGCCGAGCGGCCCGTTCGAGCTGGTGCCGCGGGTGCGCTCCTCGGGCGGGTCGTCGAGCACGGCCGCGCGGTAGTGCGTCGCCAGCCCGTACGGCTTGGCGAACGGCAGGCCGACGCCCGCGGCCCACGTGTAGCCGACCGGCGGGGCGTCGAGGTTGCTGTCCGTCGTCTCCGACTGGGTCACCATGCGGACGACCGCGGACGTGCCGTTCTCGTTGTCGAGGTCCAGCGACGGCCAGGTCACGTACGGGCTCTGCGGCTCGCCGCGCTCGTTCCAGCGGTAGACGCTGAAGTTGCCGGGGGCGATGGTGCCGTTGGTCGGCCGGAGCACGAGCGCGTTCAGGCCCGCGGCGCCAGCCCAGGTGCCGGACGTGTGGCCGGAGTCGGTCGCGACCGCCGTGCCCACCAGGAGGTAGAGGCCCATCGTCTGCGAGGACGTCTCCGTGGGGTTCGGGGAGGAGAACGCCGGGACGGTCCCGCCCGCGGCGGGGATGGTCGGCTGCCGGTTCTTGTTGGCCGCCACGATCAGGATCAGGTCGCCGGGCAGGTGCGGCGGGATGGCGATCGTCTCGCCCGCGCCGGTCGCGGAGCCGACGACGTCGATCTTCGCCTGGGGCGGCGGGACGTAGGACAGCTCGGCCGCGAACTGCGCGACCGGCGCGGGCACCGGGCGGCTGACGCCGCCGTCCAGGGTCGGGGACGTGAACTCCCAGACGCGCTCGTAGGGCGTGACGTACGAGACGTCGTTGCCCGGGTCGAAGCGCGGGAGCACCGCGACCTCCTCGCACGCTGGCGTGATGCCGTCGGGCTTGAGCCCGAGCGCGAGGTCGCTGTACTGGTCGAAGATGAAGCGGTACTGCGGGCTGATGTCGCACGTGACGCCCGTGCCGCTCTCGGCGGCCAGGCGGATGCCCTCGCCGTTGTTGCCGTACCGGACCGCGGTCCAGAACTTCGCCACGCGCTGGTAGTACCGCTGGTCGGCCAGCTCGACGAGGTTCCACTGCGTCGGCGTGAGCGCGTCGGCGTCGGCGTTGTACGTGTACGTCTCGCTGCGGAGGCGCTGGAACTGGAACTGGGCGACGTAGACGTCGTTCAGGATGTCGAAGCTGACGAACTCGGCCTCGTACTTGAGCCGCGCGGCGTACGCCTGCTTCTTCGCGAGCCCCGCGCCCGAGTCGCCGCAGAGCGCCTGGAGCAGGCGGAACAGGTGCGTGTCGCGGCCCTGGTGGTAGACCTCCTCCGGGAAGCGGTCCATCAGGTCCTCGACGGACTGCGGGCCGTTCAGCGGCTCCACGACGAGGTTGTCCGTCGTGAAGACGGTCTGCGTCAGGCTCGCGTTGCCGCTCGCGATCTCCGTCAGGGTGGGCACCTGCTACCTGCCCCTCACTAGGTTCCCCAGGTGTTCTGAGCCCTGACCGAGATGGTGATCTGGTTCCGGCTCGGGACGGCCGGAAGCTCGTTGTCCTGGAGGAAGAAGTCGGTCGTCACGTAGTACGGGCCGCCGTCGAGGGTCGAGCCGTCGGCGCCGACCTCCTCCAGCTTGTTCCCGCTCGGCGTGTCGTTCGTCCACCGCACGTTGTCCACGCCGGGCACGTTGTGGATGACCTGGAGGATGTCGCTGAGCTGCACGGCGCTGCCGAAGTACTGGTTCCGGTAGTACGTCGAGAGCGCGGCGCTGATCGAGGCGTCGACCGTCGACCGGGTCGCGCCGAGCGTGTACATGACCGTCACGATCGGGCGGAAGTAGCGGAGCTTGGCGCGGTGCACGAGCACGTCCTGCGTGACCTGCTTGTTCTTCTCCGTGATCGCCTGGAGGTCGCTGACGTTCTGGTCGTAGAGGTACGAGTCCACCGTGAACGCCGTCCCGAACAGCTCGTCGATCTTGTTGCCCGAGTAGACCTCGCCGTCCTCCGGGAGCTGGCCCGGGAGGTAGTTGTTCCCGGCCAGGAACCACTCGATCCCGTTGCGCGCGCGCACGGAGCCGTGGTGCGAGTTGACCTCGACCGCGGTCGCGTAGTGCGCCTTGTAGCTGTACGTCCCCGTCGCGGGGTCGTACTGGTTGTAGTACGTCGCGTCGCCGGGGTTGTAGTAGTTCGCCCGGAAGAACAGGGCCGCGCCGACCTGGATCGTGTCGGGGAGGTCCACGACCGGCTGCCAGTAGAGCGGCTGGAGGCGGTTGCCGATGCCGCACGGCGCCGAGTCGATCTTGCGCCGGAAGTTGACGACCTTCGGGGCCGTCAGCTTCTGGTACGTCCAGAGGAGCGCGTTGGTGTTCTGGACGTTGTGCGTGTCGCCCGGGAGGACCTCGGTCGAGCTGGCCGCGGCGATGTTCTGGCCGTCCACGAAGATGTCCACGCAGTTGAGGATGCCGAACTCGATGTCGTTCCTGGAGTTGACGCTCATGTAGGCGTGCTCCAGGAGCAGGATCTCGCCCGTGGCCGCCAGCGCGTTGCCGAAGGGGTTCGCCTCCGCGTCGTACGGGTTGAGCAGGGTCACGTTCGGGCTCGTGGCCGGGGTGTCGTCCGCCTGCGCGCCCGCGGCGCCCGGCGTGGTGACGCCGACCGTGACGGTGCCGCCGGTCGCGAGCGCGGCGTCGATGACCAGGGTCGGCACGTCCGCACCGCCCAGCTCGTTGACGAAGGTGACGGTGAACGGGCCGCCGTCGGAGCCCGTGACGTTCACGTTGCCGTCGCCGACCGTGGCCAGCGCCCGGAGGGCCGTCTGGAGGGCCGCCGCCGTCGGGGCCGCGGCGCCCGCGCCGATCACGCCCGTCTCGACGCCGTTGAACGAGATCGTGAAGGTGCCGCCCGTGGCGGTCCTGGTGATGGTCTGGACCTCGTTCGTGCCCGCGGCCGACGCGTCGACCGGCGGCGAGTTGAACACGAAGTCCACGTCCGGCCGGAAGAACACCGCGGTCGCCGGGTCGAGCGTCGAGTTGGTGAGGTAGAAGTTGGTCGGCCAGGTGTACTTCGAGTACGGGACCGTGCTCTGGGCCGTCGTCCGCTTGTGCGGGAACAGCGTGCCGTCGTCGTCGTAGCCGCCAGCCTGCGTCTCCAGCGCCACGTCGCGCGCGGCGGGCACCTGGACGTACTCCTGGTACCGGCTCATCGGGCCGACGACGTTCGCCTTGGTGACGCCGCTCATCGCGACCGCGAGCGCGAGGAACATGTCCGTCGTGCCGCTGATGTTGCGGAGGAAGGTGTTCTGGAAGCGCGTCTTGTAGGCCGCGTCGTTCTCGGCGTCGAGGCCGCCGACGAGCGGGGCCGCGTTGGTGACGTTCGTGATGCCGTTGATCGACCTCAGGCCGCCAAAGCCCGTGACCTGGCCCGCGTCCACGTTGCCGATCGTGCCCGCGACGGTCGCCTGGACCGGCACGACCACGCTGAGCTGCCCGGCCTCCAGGACCGCCTGCTGGACCGTGACGTAGGTGACGGTCGGGAACAGGAGGTCGTCGATGAGGGCCTGCACCTGCGTCCCGAGCGGGATGGTGATGGCGTTGGTGGCCGCCGTCGTCCTGCTGAACGTGACCGAGCCGTACGCCGGGACGGCCGACTGGCGGGAGAAGTTGAAGACCGAGAGGTAGGCGTCGAGCCTGCCGCCCGCCATCGCGTCGAGGTCGTGCTGCTGGTTGAGGACCGTGAAGTCGACCTGCGAGCTGGCGGCCATCTCGGCCGTGGCCTCGATGAGCTTCCGCTCCGGGGTGCCGACCTCCGCGCTGACCGACGGGTCGAGCAGCTGGAGCTGGTTGATGATGTTCTGGGTGATCTGCTCGACTGTGAACATGGGCTACGCGAGGGGCTGGACGAACTTGACGTTGTCGCCGTTGGCGGTGGTGATGGAGATCGTCACGACGGCCGTGTCGCCGAGCTGCTTAACCTCGACGGCGTTGACGGTGCGGAGGATCTCCCCGGTGGAGAAGGTGTTCTTGCCGCCGAACCTCGTGACCTCCGTCTGGAGGCGCTGGGCCTGGCGCAGCTGGTAGGCGTTGAGCACCCGCCTGATCTCGGCCTCGATGACGAGGGTGTCCTCGGCCGAAAAGACGCCGCCGATCGAGGAGCCGACGATCGAGCCGTCGGAGAGCTGCCCGCCGTCGAGCGTCGAGCCGTAGTCGGCGTGCATCGGGTCGGTGCCGCGCGGCTCAAGCAGCCAGTGGCGGATGTCCTGGACGAGCTTCTGCGTCCCCGAGACGACGGCGAAGCCGCCCGGGCCAGCGAAGTTGAGGTCCCCGTTCCTGATCTGTAGACTCCAGGTCATGCTCACCCCTTACGCGCTTGAGAGGGCGCGTTAGCTAACCTCGTCCGCGGTCTCGTAGCGGACGAGGAGAGCGCCGATCTCCCCCATGGTCGCGTCGAACGTGATCGTCTTCGTCGCGTCGTCGTACGTCCACAGGTCCGGCCAGAGGAGGAGGCCGTTCAGGAAGACCGTGATGCTGGAGGCGCCCAGGGGCGCGTGGGTGAGGACGGCGGTGGCGAAGCCCCCGTCGCCGACGAGCGGGTGCTCGACGAAGTCCTGGACGACGTTGCCGCCGATCGCCGAGAGCTTCTTGCCCTGGATGTAGATGTCCCCGGGGGCGTCGATCGAGAGGTCGCCCTGCTGGAGGCCCGCCATCTCCTCCGGCGTCGCCATCCTGCTTTCGAGGTACCACGTGTACCCCTTGCGGATGGCGATCCACCGCTCGCCCGGGGCCGGGATCGCCATGAGCCCGGCGGGCTGGTCGCGGTACGAGCACTGGATGATCGCGCCCGTGCGGTCGCGCGCGTGCGCCTGCATGACCTCGATGTCGACGTCGTCGATCAGGACCGCCGCGTACTCGTACTGCTGCTGCGGCGCGGTGGAGAAGACGCTGCTCACGCCGCGCCCACCGTGTTGATCGTGCCGCCGAGCGCGAAGCCGGGCAGGTCGGTCGCCGAGGCGTTCGCCTTGCCCTTCGAGACGGACGGCGCGGTGAGCGTCGCCTGCGTGGTGAAGCCGCCCTGGTAGTCGAACGAGTGCGTGACCGAGTCGCAGAACATCTGGATGTGGTGCTGCGGGAACTCGATCAGGCCGCCCGCCATGACCTCGGGCTGGAAGGAGAACTGGACCGTCGTCGCGAACTGCTGCGCCCAGAGCTGCATGAACCGCTGCCAGGCCATGAGGAACTCGTAGAACGGGTTGCGGATGAGCGGCTGGTCCTCCTTGTGCGGCCTGGCCCCGTAGTGCTCCAGGAAGTTGAAGGCGTTGGAGAGCCGCGCCTCCTCCATCGTCACGTTCGAGTCCGAGTCGCCGCCCTCGCGCGCCTGCGCGTCGTTCGTCATGTTCAGCGGCACGATGAAGGCGTCGAGCATCCCCGGCTGGGTCAGGGTCGCGAGCCCGCGCGAGGCGGCCTGCTGGAACGCCTCCTGCATCTCCCCGACGCCCGCGAACGAGTCGCCGATGACGTAGACGTGCGTCGCCAGGGCGTCGTCGTTGAGCTGGATGCCGAAGTCCACGATCTCGATGTCGTAGATCTTCCAGTACGGGTCGCGGCTCGCGCCGAAGTAGTCGGGGTAGAAGGCCATGAAGCGGCCGTCCGGGAGCGAGCGGAAGGTGCGGAGGCTGGCGGCGCAGAACTGCTGCACGCCCTTCAGGCACGACACGTCGTTCATCAGCGCCTTGTCGCCGACCAGGACGTTCGACGCGATGAAGTCGGCCGGGAACGCGAAGTTGGACGCGAACGCGGCGTTGGCGCTGAAGGCGGCCAGCTGCTTGAAGGTGATGCCTCCCTCGACGCCCGCGGCGTCCACCGCGTCGCCGCCGAGGAGCGGGTCGGTGAGCGTGAGCGTCCCGAGCTTGTCGAACAGCGGCACGTTGACCTTGACGAGCATCGCGGGCGGGTTGCCGATCGTGAGCGGGATGCCGCTCGTGACACCGTTGTCCAGGGCGACGTGCGTGCTCGCGGTGAGCAGCTCGATCCGCTGGTACTCGGGCTTCCCCTTGTAGAAGCTCCAGAGGCGCGCGAGGTCCTTCTCGCTGCCGGTGAGCACGAGGTCGAGCGGGTTGGTCGTGCCGCCGCGGACCTGGATGTTCGGCGCGATCGACTTGGCCTGGATGAGCGCGGCGCCTAGCTCGGGCACGGCGTCCTTGAGGCTGCCCGACTGGATGACCTTGAAGTCGGCCGGGGTGACGCGTGCCTTGACGAAGTCGCCCGTGAGCGGCGTGTTCTTCACGTCCACGCTGATCGTCGCCGACGGCTTGCCGACGTCGGTCTTCTGCGTGCCGGACGCCTGGAGCGCGACCTTGTAGAGGTTGTCGAGCGTGTCCGGCGGGCTGACGTTCCGGCCCAGCGCCGCCTCGACCCACTCGCGCGCGGCCTGCACGTCGCCGCCGAGGGCCTTGTCGGCCTTGTCGGTCCTGTTCTTGTTGAGCCGCTTGGCGAACAGGGTCGCCGAGAGGGTCGGGTCCATCACCCGCTCGGGGGCCACGCCGTCGATCTGGTCGTTGCCGCTGCCGATGATCGGCACGCCGCTGAGGAGGCCGCCCGAGTTGGGCCGCAGGGCGTAGAGCCCGTAGCCCCACGCCGGGTTGCTGGTGTCGGTGACGTGGTAGTCGGGGCGGAAGTGGGTTGCGAGCAGGCCCGCGAAGATGAGGAGCCACGGCGGCAGGCTGCTGGCGGTGGCCGCCGCCGAGACCTTCCTGACCTCGGCCAGGGTCGCCGACGGCAGGGAGTTCTTGACCGCCTCGGCCACGCTGTCGTCGTCCGGGGCGGCGTCGGGGCTGTTGTCCACGCCGGTCACGCCGCTCACGCCGAGGAGCTTGCCCATCAGGCCGCTGAGGTCCTGGAGGGTCTGCTCGGTCGCGTCCTCGACCGACGTGTACAGCTCGGTCGCCTTGGCCGCGATGCCGACCGGCATGTTGCTGATCACGATGTCCTTCGGCGACCACCCGGCGATGTCCACCAGGAACCGGCCGAGCAGGTCGGCGAAGCTCGCGTCCGAGGCGATCTTCGGGGAGTTCGTGTTCCCCTGCGTCTGGGCGAGCACGTTCCCGGTCGTCGGGTCGTAGGCCCAGCCGTTCGCCTGCATCCAGTTGCGGAACACCGGCAGGCCCGGGTCGAACCAGTTGAACGCCAGCTTCTTGAGCGTGCAGGACGCCTCGAAGATCGCGTTGCCCGGGTACGCCTGGTAGTACGGGACCGAGTCGAGGTAGCCGGTGAAGACCTGGACCGGGTGGCCCGGGATGCGCTGCATCCAGATCGTGACGAGGTCCATCGGCAGGAAGATCTGCTTCGAGCCGTCGCTCGGGCTCCTGATCCACTTGCGGAAGCGGTTGCGCAGCTCGAAGCGCGCCTTCGAGAGGTCGCCGAGGTTCTGCGTGACGGAGCCGCGCACGATGTCGCTGGACACGTCGTAGATCCTCGGGTCGCCCTTCTCGTCGAGGATGTTCGAGGACCGGATGAAGACCCAGACCTTGGGGGCGTAGACGAGCCTCCTCACCGCTTGAGCCCCTTGTCGTCGTAGCGGTTGCCCGCGCCGTCCACGCCGTCCCTGATGTACGACCCGTCGTAGGCGTTGTCCGAGCCGGGGCCGCGGCAGCCGCCGGGGAACTTCACCGGGGCGGCCACGCCGGGCGCGAAGTTCGAGCCCGTCATGGGGTTGTTCTTCTCCATGTACTCCGTGTCGCTGCTGTAGCCCCACTTCCCGTCGCCGTGGTCGCCGAAGACGGCCGCGCGGTCGCACCCGCCGCCCCCGCCCCCGCCGGTCCCGGCTTCCCCGTTGCCGCCGCCCGTGAAGTCCCACTTGGTCTGGGTGTCGGGCGCGAGCGCGGCCGAGAAGGCCGGGCCTGTGGCCGTCGGGTGGTACAGGTCGCCGAAGGCGTCGGTGAACACCTGCTTGTACTCCAGGTTGGTCATGATGTCGAACTCGACGTCGTCGTCGCCCTGGAGGTCGTCGTTCAGCACCTTGCAGGTGAGGGTGAACGCGGGCTGGAACTTGAACCGCTCGTGCCCGGCGGCGATGTTGGTGACGGCCACGTCCCAGCTGATCTTCGGCGCGTGGCGGTACGTGCCGGGGCGGCCGGACGGCGCCATGCGGAACTTGACGCTCTCGGTCTGGTCCGCCGACTCGGAGAAGTCCTGGTCGGTGCTGTCGTCCACGATGCGCAGGTGGTGCGCCTGGACGAACTCCACGAGCTTGTCGTACTCGTCCTGGCTCGGGCAGATGCCCTCGATCACGAAGTCGCCCTGGCTCAGGTTGCGCGGGTAGAAGCTGCGGGACTTGAGCGCCTGGGCGAAGTCGCCCGAGAGCGACCAGCCGGTGGAGACGCGCGCGACGTAGAGGTAGATCTTCTCCAGGTACTTCGAGCCGTTCGCGGCCGTGACGTTAGCGCTGAGCGACGCGTTGGACGTGATCTCGCTGGCCGCCTTGGCCCCCGGGTCCACGACGCTGAGCCCCTGGCCGGTCGCCCGGAACGGCGGCTTGCGGTCGACGGTCCCCTTCGCGTAGAACGGGAGGCGGTCGTCGTCGGTGGGTCGGCGGAAGGCCATCAGTCCGCCAGGATCCTCACGACGTACTCCAGGTCGCCGCGGTAGTTGACGCCCTGCCGCCTGGCGGGCTGGTCGTCGTAGCTCGGCGGGTCGCCGCCGAAGCTCGACACCGTGGCCGAGGACGCGCTGCCCGCCGTGGCGACGATCGTGACGTGGCCGGGGTAGATGCAGAGGTCGCCGCACTTGTAGTTCTCCGTCACGTGGCGCGCGGTCGAGAGCTGGCCCTGCGAGTCGCTCTGGGCCGGGATGCGGATGCCGATGGCGTCGTAGCAGAGGGCCGTGTAGCCCGAGCAGTCGGTGTAGATCGGCGTCCGCCTGGACGGGTCCACGCCGAACTCGCTCCTGCCCGCCGGGCCGCCGAACGCGTAGTGCCAGTTCGCCTTGTTGCCCTCGGCCGCGAGGATGTACTCCAGGATCTTGCCGCGCTTGCCGCCCTGGTCGCCGACCTGCGCGTCCGCCGCGTCGAGCGCCGCCTGGACGCACCGCTTGGTCGCCTGGTAGATGTTGCCGCCGTAGTTCCCGCCGCCCGGGCCGACCCACTTCACGAGCCCGGTGGTCGGCCAGTTCAGGAGCGGGTTGCCGCTCTTGAGCGCCTCCAGGATGTCGTTGTAGTTCCCCGTGTCCCGGATGAACTTAATGGTCGTCTCGACGCCCGTCTTGTAGTCGGGGAAGATGGCGATGTGCACGCCGTTCGAGGACACGAAGAAGTCCGTGCCCGGGGGCGACGGCGGCCCCGCGTTGACGTTGAGCCAGTTGAACTTCGCCTTGCTCGACCCGGTGCCCCCGCCCTCGGCGGACCACCAGGACTTCATGAAGCAGACGTTCTCCTGCGTCGCCTGGTAGCCGAGGCCGCTGAGCACGTCGGACACCCACTGCGGGGCCTGGGCGCCGCCGATCGTTACCGCCGAGCCGCCGTCGGTGCCGTCCGACGAGACCGACGAGTTGAAGGCGCTGCCGAGGTAGTCGGTGTAGCCGCCGGACGGGATCTGGCCGAGGTACTCGCCGCCGAGGAGCTGGTTCCAGACCGAGTACGGGTCGGTCTTGTTGATGTCGCCCGGGTCGCCGAGCGGGTTGAAGCCCCAGGTCATGAAGTTCGAGCCCGCCCACGAGGCCACGAGCGTCTGGAAGTTGTCGCCGAGCCGCTGGGCCAGGCTGTCCAGGCCCGGCGCCGCCAGGGTCGGGTTGATGAACGGGTTCTGCGAGAAGTCGAAGCCCGGCGTGATGGCCGTCTGGAGCAGGGCGTGGTCCGTCAGCGAGTCGGTGAAGGTGTTCATCGTCGCCGCCTGGAAGTAGTCGAGCCCGGCGTCGGACACGATCTCGGCCGTGATCGACCACGGGACGCCCGCCTGGTCGGCCGAGAAGTCGAAGCCGCTGAGCTGCGTCGGCATGATGAAGAAGCTCCACCCGCGCGCGACGTAGGTGAACCGGACCGCGGCCTGGTTGCGGTCGGAGTCGCCCGGATCCTGCACGCCGCCCGCCATGTGCATGTAGCGGAGGAACCAGCGCACGATGTCCTGGGCCTCGTCGGCGGGCGTGTAGCCCCCAGCCCAGCCGGTCGAGCGCGCCTTCGAGCCGTCGGTCGGGAGGCCCGCGGCCATCCCCTCGATCGTGATCGGGCCGACGAAGCACGAGAGGATCTGCACGACCTCGCCGCCGAGGGTCGGCGTGCTCTGCGTGTTCAGCTCGTAGCTCCACTTGATGGAGTTCGCGCCGGACCGGATCACGAGGTCCGTGTCCATCTGCGGGTGGCTGAAGCGCAGCGCGGGCTCGACCGCCTGGTCGACCGCGATCGACTGCTGCCCTACGAGTTCGAGCGCCATGCTAGAAGATCGAGCCCAGGCCCTTCGCCGCCAGGCCAGCCGCGTCCACCGGGAGGCCCATCGGGCCGAGGCCCTTGCCGAGGTCGAGGAGCATGTCGCCCGCGCCCGACGCCGCGCGGCCGAAGCCCTTGCGCGAGTTGCGGCTGGACGCGTCGTCGCCGTTGACGAGCGCCTTGAAGATCTCGTCGTACGGCGGCGCGACCTTGATGTCCACGCGGGTCCTGTTGTTGGCGTCCTTCCCGGCCGCCTCGACGTTGGCGCCGAGCAGGCGCTTCGCGAGGAGGCTGATCTCGCGCTTGCCGCTGACCTCGCCGAGGTCGAGGTCCTTGATGAGCCCGCTGATCTTGGCGTTGCCGGTGTGGCCGGTCCGCGCGGCCTCCATGAAGCCCTGGATGTCGTTGGCGGACGCGCCGCCCATCCTGAGGATGCTCTGCATCCGGTCGCCGCTCAGCGCGAAGTCGGGGCCGCTGAACGCCCGCCCCTGGTCGATGAGCCACCGGGCCTGCGAGCCCTGCGCCTCGGTGACGCCGGTCTCCTGCTGGAGGTTGATCTGCCGCACGAACTGGTCGGGCGTCTTGCCGCCCAGCAGCGACGGGTCGCTCATGTAGTAGATCTGGAGCTGCTCCATCGCCTGCGCCCGCTCGGCCTTGTTCATGCCGCGCCAGTGGTTCGGGTCGGCGAGCGGGCCGAGGATCGCGTTCTGGGCCTGCACGAGCGCGCCGGGGCCGCTGTGGGCCGTGGCGTAGAGGCCCTTGCCGCTCATGGCGGCGCCGATGACGAGGTTGCGCGTGTTGCCGAGCACGGCGGCGGCGTTCTCCGGTGTCTGGCCGGTCGCCCCGACGTAGGCCGACACCTGGTTCAGCGCGGCCGGGCCGCTGATGCCGAGGGCGGTCGAAAGCTCCTCGGCCGCCGCGGTGGCGCGCTGCGAGAACTCGGTCAGGCTCATGTGGGCGCTCTTGGCCGCCTCGGCCATCTGGTCGAGGGAGTTGGCGACCTCCGTCTGCGACGACGTCCCGTACCTGAGGACCGGCTCCATCAGGCGCATGATCGTCTCCTGCGGGATCGCGCCGCCGTACCGCCTGGTGTAGTGCTGCATCATGTCGAGGGCGCGGTCCTGCTGCCCGCCGGTCCAGCCGAACTGGTTGGTGATGTTCAGCGCCTCCTCGGCCTGCTGGCGCGAGTAGTTCGGGTCGGAGATGAGGCCGAAGCCCTTGAGCGGGTTCCAGTTGAAGCTGCCCCAGCGCGACCGGCGGAACGCCTCGTACTGCGCCGAGAGGCCGGTGCGCCACGCCGGGCTCAGGTAGGGCGTCCCGAGGAGGCCCGCGCGGCTCCGGCCGACCTCCGTGCCGTAACCGGCCAGCTCGCCCATCTGGCCCGGCATGAGGTCGCCGAGCATCGGGACCATGCCCTGCGCGGTCTGGAGCGACTGCATCCCGTACGTGCCGATGAGGGCCGCCTGGCCGACGCGACCGCCGAAGCGGGTCATCGCGCGGCCGAGGGTGTTCGTGTCCTCGCCGAACTCCAGCTCGCCCGTCTCCGGGTTCTGCACCATCTGGCCGCGGAAGCCGAGCCTGCCGCTCTGGCCCATGCGCTGGAACAGGTGCGACATGTACCGAGTCGTCGCGAGGCCGCCCTCGCCGACCTGGCCGAGGCGGAAGCTCGCGCGCTCGTAGTCGTTCATGTCCGGCGTGTCGAAGCCGTACCGCGCGCCGCCGATGCCCGGCCGCGGGGCCACGCTCGCCTGCGGGTTCGGCTGCGGGCCGAGGGGGCCGGACGGGCCGCCGGGGACCGAGCCGGGAGGCCCGCCGTACCGCTGCGCCTGGCGCTCCAGCTCCCAACGCTGGGCCGCCGGGAGGGCCGCGAACTCCCACGCGCTGTTGACCGGCATGCCCGGGCGCCAGAGGCCCCTGGTGGTGCCGCTCTCCATCGCCTCGCCGACGTCGCGCGCGTCGGACTGGCGCCCGCTCAGCTGGCCCGCGGCGCCCGTCGTCGTCGGCTTGCGACCCGCCTCCAGGTCGTCGATCCGCTTCACCAGGTTGGTGACGGACTGCTCGAACTTGTCCGAGAAGTCCCTGAGCAGCTCCAGGTTCTTGTCCTGGAGCAGCTTGAGGTCGATCTGGATCCTGTTGTCGTCCGGCGCCATCGTCACCCCTTACAGGCTTGATCTAGTCCTTTGGACAGGTCGCTCTATCCCCCGTTCGCCCGCCCCGCGGGGCATAATGAGTGCATGGAGGACTACCACCGCCCGCTCGACTCCTACGAGGAGTACATCGCCCGCAAGCGCGAGCGCGAGCAGCCGACGCTCGTCATGACGAAGGTGGCCGCCCCCGAGCCCGCCGAGCCGAAGCGCCGCGCGCTCCCGGTCCTGTGGCGGGTCGCCGCCTCCGTGCCGGTCGTGGTTAGCTGGCTCGTCACGCTCGCGGCGCCGCCGATCGCGGTCGCCTGGGGCGCCGTCTGCCTGGGCATCATGGGCTGGATCTGGCGCCCGTACAACCGGCCGCGCCCGAAGCTCCAGAGCGAGGGCCGCGCGCTCATGCCGGTGCCCATGCCCAAGCGCGGCGGCTACCAGCCCGTCGCCCACGGCCCCGCGCCGACCAGGCCGCCCGCCAGGACCGGACCCCCGGCTCCGGTCGGGCCTCCCCGTCTCAGGCCGGAGCGAAAGGCGCCGGTCAGGAAGACGACCGTCCGCCCGGCGAGCCGCGGCGCCACCGTCTCGACCTCGCCGACCAGGGCGCACGCCGCCCGCGGGCTCTACGACCGCGAACACGGCGCCGTCTAGTCGTCGTCCACGACGGCGAAGCCGAACTTCGACAGGTCGCGCATCGTCTCGGCGAAGTCCTCGCGCTCCTGGAGCGGCACGTACTCCTGCATCTCGTCGTCGGTCAGCTCGGGCGCGAACTCGCCCTCGGCCTCGGGCTCGCCGCCCAGGAGCCTGACGTACCTGCGCGCGTTCTCCGGGTGCGCCGCGATCGCGCTCATGATGAAGTCGCGCCAACGCTCCTCGAACCTCTCCTCGCCCTGCCTGCTGAGGACGGCGACGAGCGCGAGCTGCTGGACCTCGTTGAGGTCGCCGACGAGAACCCCCTGCTCGAACGCTAGGCGGCAAAGAGCGAGGGCGCTCTCTGAGCCGCCGTCTATTTTCCCTGGAGGGCTACGAAGGCCGCGGCCTGGCGGTTGTTGAGCAGGACGGCCCGCTCGTACAGGGCCTCCAGCACGGGGTCGTACCAGCCGCGCACGACGTCGAACGTCGCGCGGATCTGCTGCTGCCGGTCGGCCCGCTTGTCGAGGTCGGCGACGGGCTTGCCGTCGTACGCGAGCAGGCTGGCGGCCACGACCGCCGCCTGGTAGGCGTCGTTCATGCCGAGCGTCTCGTCCCACTCCTTGGTGATCAGGGAGACGGAGAGGCGGTCGCCGCGCGTGAGCGTCTTGAGCGTGAAGGAGTGCCCGAACAGGTGGGCCTCCTCCGTGAGGTAGCCGAGCCAGAGGAGCCCGCTGACGGCCTCCTGCGAGCGGTCCGGGAACCTGTCGGCCTCGACGGCGTTGAGCACCGGGGCGCCCGTCCCGTCGTGGCCGAACTCGAACCCGGGCGGACCCTCGGCGGCCCCGTAGTCCTGGTCTGCTTCGGGTGCTGTAGTCATCACACCCCTTATTCGAATGAACGAGGCCCCGTGAGGGGCCTCGCAGCGGCGGGGGTGTAATGCGCCTGCTAGGCGTTGTTGTCGAAGATGCGCCTGGAGTGCGTGTACATGATGGTCATGTTCTTGATGACCTCCATGGTGCCGATCTCGATCGTCTCGTCGTCGCGGACGTCGGTGATCATGCAGTTGAAGTACACGTCGGCGTAGTGGCGGACGCCGGGGCCTCCGCGCACGCCCGTGCCGGGCGGGTAGACGATCTTGGTGCACGTGACCGGCGAGGCCAGCGCGCTGAGGCGCAGGAAGATCTCCGAGAGGTCGTTGTAGACGTCCTTGACGCCAGCCGTCGAGGGGTCGAGGGTGTCCGTGATCTTCATGATCTGGTCCCAGACCTTCTTGTTGTACATCTCGAACAGCTGGACGCGGAGCGTTCCGGCGCCGATGGCGGCCGGGACGAGGATCTGCATCGGGTACTGCTGGTCGAGCGGCTGGACCGGCGACGGCGGGGCGACGGGCTGCGGCGCCGTGTGCTGGACGCTCTGGGCGAACCCGATCACGTGGCCCTTCCACTGGAAGGCCGTGAAGCCGGAGCCGCCGACGCGGAACTGCCGGGGGAGTGTGTCGAGTGCGGTGGTGCTGGTTGCCATTCGTTAGCCCCTTAGAAGCCCTGCGTCGCGGTGGACTGCTCGAACTCGACGCCCTGCGCGGCGCTGATCGAGAAGCTGATGTTGATGTGGTTGAGCGGGTAGGCCGGGAGGTACGAGAACCGCACCTGGAGGGCCGTCGCGTCGGACGGGTCCTGCCTGACCGACACGCCGTCGTAGGAGACGATCGCGCCCTGCTGGATGAGCAGCTCCAGCTCGGCCGAGACGAGCACCTGGACGAGGAAGTTGCTCTCCGCGTCGAGGATCAGCTGGCCGACGGCCTGCGTGTCGAGCGCCTCGACGAGGTTCTTCATCATCCAGTACTTGGCCCGGACGACCGAGAACTCCTGCTGCGCGCGCGTGTCCTGGTTGGTGGTGATGGAGTGGCGGACCTGGATGCGCCCGCGCTTGTTCTCCACGACCATGAGGCCGCTCTGGGCGTCCTGGTCCTTCTGGGTCTCGGTGCGGACCGTCTTGAGCGACGTGACGCCGTTGACGCGCTTGCGCGTGAGCGGCATCTGCACCGGGTACCGGGCCGCCATGCCCGCGATCGCGGCGGCGACGTACTGGCCGCCGATGTCGTTGGTCGCGCCCGTGACCGGGTTCGCGTAGGTGTAGACGCTCGGGGAGACGAGCGAGACCGCCTCCGAGCTGAAGCCCTGCCCGAGCCCCTCGGCGTGCGCCTGGAGGGTGGCCGGGGTGGCGAGCACGCTGTCCGTGCCGTCCTCGCCGAGCACGGCGACGATGAACTGGTTCTCCTGGGCCGCCATGTAGCGCAGGTGCGACTGCACCGCCTGGAAGACCGAGAGGGCGAGCGAGTCGCTCAGCTGGGTCGAGAGGCCGGAGGCCAGGATCGGGACGATCACGCTGATGTCCTGCACGGAGCGCAGGCGCTCCAGCGAGACCGACCAGTCGCCGACGGCGCCCGTGGGCGCGGCCGGGGAGTCGAGCGTGCCCGAGAAAAGGGCCTGGGCCACGATCTGCGTCGCGCCGTTCTGGAACGCGAACAGCGTGCCGAGCGCGAGCGGGTTCTGGACGTTGCCAGCCGAGTCGAAGGCCGGGCCGAACTTCTGCTCGACGTCGTTCTGCGAGAAGCAGCGCGTCGGGAGGAAGTAGTCGGTCGGCGTCGCCCGGTAGGAGACGCGCACCGTGAGCCTGTCGCTCTGGCCGCCGATCGTGGTCGAGCCCTGCGAGCGGCGGATGGCCGTCGCGGCGCCCGTGCCGGTGATCGTGTAGTCGTCCTCCTCGGTCGTCGAGCGGTCGTAGGCGACGGCGTTCGAGGCCGGGGCCGCTGCGCCGTTGCCGGGCGCGGTCTTGACCACGAGCGAGGCGCCGACGACGCTCGCGGGGAGCGCGACCGGCGTCAGGTTGTTGAGCTGGAGGGCGACGTCCGTGTAGGTCGCGCCGCCCGTCACGGAGAAGTCGAGCCAGACGGTCTGGTACTTCTTCGAGCGCGCGGACGTGTTGATCCACACGAGGGTCGTCGGGTCGTCGGGGTCGTCCAGGTTGTAGTCGGTGGCCTTGACGAGCAGGCCGTCGCTGACGACGAAGATCGTGCCGTCCTGGATGCCCGAGACGGTGCCCTGGGTGAAGGTGAAGGAGTCGAGGGCCGAGAGGGCGAACTGGACGGTCTCGCCGTCCGCCTGGGTCGGCGTGCCGCTCGTCTCGTAGTAGACCGTGACGCGCTCGCCGTTGGCGATCGCCGTCTGCATGGAGCGCACGACCTTCACCAGGCCGGTCGTGGCCAGCGCGGTCGTGTCGACGTCGTAGTCCGCCAGGACGTCCACGCCGGGCGTGACGCCGTAGACGGAGGGGGTGAAGGGGGTGAGGGTGACGTCCGCGGCGTCGCGGACTACCACGGTGGAGGGGTCGACGCCCGTGGCCGCGAGCGCGACCGCCGTGTTGTCGTCCAGAACGAAGACCTCGACGTGCTCCTCGTAGCCCCGCCCGGGACCGACGATGGCGATGACGTTCGGATCGAGCAGAACCGGCGCCAGCTGGGGCGAGACGACCTCGCTGATGCTGACTCCGGGCTTTGTGTAGGGAAGGGCCAAGATGCTCCTTTGCGGTCTCGTATCTTAGCGGGCCGCAGCCCGCGGTTTCTTAGTCCCGATCACGGGCTGGCGTCGGTATACGACTCCTCAGAGGACGCGTAGCCCGAGCCGCTCGCGGCGCCCTCGTCCTCCGAGTCCCAGCTGAACGCCGCCGTCGCGACGGGCGGCGAGTCGAACGTGCCCTCGAACGCCTGGATGTCCACGCGGCGCACCAGGGACCAGTCGTGGCGCGGGAAGCAGTTGTAGTAGCCGCCGTGGAGGTTGACGGTCCAGCCGCCCGCGTAGACGAGCACGTCCTCCGGGCTCCACGGCGCGATCGTGGCCGAGTTGCCGACGGCGAACAGCTGGTCGGAGTCGAGCATGAGCTGGTCGAACAGGCCGAAGCTGTAGGCGTCCTCGACGTCCTTCGTGGCCTCCATCTCCTCGTCCGACGGGTAGACGACCTCGTAGAACCTGTTCAGCTGGTCGTCCAGGCTGCCGAACCTGACCAGCTCGGCCACCGCGTCCTCGATGATGTCGCGGTCGAGCGTCGAGAGGGCGTAGATGTGGAGCGCGAGCGAGCCCTCGAAGCGGCTGTGCTTCCACTTGCGGAGGTTGCCCTGCGGGTCCGGGAAGATCTCCAGGTGGCCGACGCCCGCGGCGACGACCTTCTGCGGCTGGTAGTCCACGACGATCGCCGGGAAGTCCAGCTCCTTGTTCGGGTACGTCTGCGTGACCTTGATCCCGGCGAGCTGGCGCTCGCGGTCGTAGCTGCCGTCGAACGCGGCCTTCAGGGCCGCGACGACGTTGCGGTAGACGAGCCGCTTGTGACTCGCTACGCCGAGGTCGGTGGTCCTGAGCGCCACTAGTGCACCGTCTCCGCTACGTAGATGGCACCCTCGGGGCGCTCGACGATGTCCTCCAGGAGCGCCTGGTAGAAGCCCGCGGTCTCGTCGGACTCGAACAGCGCGCGGCCGAACTCCTCCGTCATGATCTCCCGCGCGCGCGTGAGCAGCGCCGGGGTCCTCAGGACCTCCATGGCGATCGGGTCCTCGACGCGCAGGGTGGCGCCGAAGCCGTCGGTCGCGTCGAGCACCCACGGGTTCCAGCCGCCCGCCAGCTCGCCGTCGGCGGTGGCCGCGTCGTTCTTCAGGAGCGACCGCAGGGCGTCCTCCAGGACCTCCGAGCGCATGCGGGCGTTCGCCGCCTGGACGGCGTGCCGCTTGACCTTGCGCTGGCTCTCCGCGGCGGCGGCCCTCACGCCACGTCCAGGGGCACGTCGTAGAGGGAGTTCTTCGCGGGCGCCTTCGCCATCTGGAAGCTCTGGGCGACGCGGTACGCCTGGCCGCCCGCGCCCGGGGGCCTGCCGCGCTTGCCGAAGCCGCGGACGGTGATCGGCTGGACCATCTTGAGCTGGAAGCGGTCGTCGCCCTGGCCGATGATCGAGTAGTCGTTCTCGGCGAGCTGCACGTTGACGCAGAGGTCGTTGTCCGACAGCATCGGGAACCACGGCGCGACGCCGGTCGCGTCGTAGGTCCTGATCATGGTGCCCTGGTCGCTGATGCGGAAGACGTCCACGGCCACGTCCGGCTCCATGAGCCAGGTGAGGACGCTCTCGGCGAAGCCGCCGTACCTGGGCGCCCGCACGTAGTCGGCGGGCGGCGTCGGGGTCGTCACGAGCTGGCCGTTGCGGTCGATGTACACGTCGGGGTCGATCGTCTTCTCGGCGCTCACGAACATGAAGCCGAAGCAGACCGGGCAGTCGTTGCGGGGCTGGTCGTAGGCGGCGTCGAAGCAGGCCGGGCACCGCTCGGCGAAGCCCGCGTCGGCGTCGGCCTCGTTCCACATGTGCCGGAGCACGACCGGCTGGCCCATCTTGCGGCACATGTCCATGTTCTCCCGGCGCAGGCGCTTGATCTCCTGCGGGGTGTACGGGGGGCCGACCTCCTTGACAGAGTTGATGTACACGGGAGGTTAGTAGCCTCTGCCGACGTTCCTCGACCGCAGCGGCGCGGGCAGCATGCGCCCGGCCTTCGAGCCGAGGAGGAGCGACGCGTGCGTGAGGTCGTAGCTCCGCAGCTTGTAGCGCGTGAGCCACCGCTCCCAGAGGGGCGTCTCGATGTCGAGGACGGCTTTCCAGGCGTCGGCGTACCGCTTGCGGTCCATGAACGCGACCGGGCTCGACACGATGTCCGGCTGCTCCGTGTAGGAGCGGATTAGGTGCCGGATCGCCTCGACCAGGAGCCCCTGGCCGAACAGCGCGGTGGAGTCGCCGGACGCCCACGGGTAGCCGTCGATCGTGTAGTCGGTGAAGGGCATCTGCGAGTTGATCTGGAGCATGACCGACGGGGCCAGCTCGCGGATCTTGGTCTTGTCGAAGACGCGGAGGGTCATGTCGCGGAGCCAGGGGCCGCCGAACTCGGAGTCGAAGCAGTCCTCCAGCTTGAGCCAGGCCATGTCCACGGCCGGGTCGAGCGGGCTCTCGCCCGCGCGCTCGAAGACGTCGATGACGTCGTAGAAGACCGGGACGCTCTTGGTGAGGCCGGTGAGGGTCCCGTCGTCGTACGTGAAGGTCGCGAAGGCGCGGTACTCGCCCTCGGTGTCGTTGACGGCAGCGCTGACCACGTACTGGCCCGCGCCGTCGGCGACCACGTCGCCGTCGTCGTCGAGGACCGTCGGCGTGTCCGGCTCGTCCGTGGGCTTGAGGACGGTGAACTTGACGCCGCTGATGCTGGCCTGCGGGACGAGGGTCTGGTCGTCTGTCGTGTACAGGTACGCGTTCAGGACCATGGAGTTGTTGAGGAAGATGCGCCCGACGCGCTCGTATCCGAATGCCATCTGTCTCCTCTCTCCTCGGTTGCCCCTCGTTCACCGCTAGGCTTCGCCTGATCGTCATGCCGGGGACTCGCCCTGGAACCCTCGATGTGCGGCTGCGCCGTCGCGGTCTCTTTGTCTACCCCTTACGTGACGGACGGAGGCCGAAACTGGCAGACCCCCCAAACGGGGGAGGCGGCGGGCTCCAGCGGCGGCTACACTTAGGTCAATGACAGCGAGAGAGGTACACCAGCTCCAACTCGCCCTCCGCGACGCGCCCGAGAACGAGGCGCTCGCGTTGCAGGTGCGCGAGGCACAGTCCGCCGTCGGCGGCGTCGTCTACCGCATCCCCGCGGGCAACGCCGAGTCGCTCCGCGAGAAGCTCGACAAGCTCGCGAAGCGGGCCGCGAAGCTCAAGGCCGGGAAGGTCAGCTACCGCGTGGACAACGAGGTCGAGGTCGTCGAGCGGACGATCGACCCGATGATCGCCGCGGTCGAGCTGGGCTACGTCCCGCCCGCGAAGTCCAAGTACTACTACTTCGTCCTCGACGCCGAGACGGTCGTCCTGGAGGGGTGGACGTTCGTCGCCACCCTCACGGTCGAGCCGGGCGGCGTCATGATCAGCAAGACGCCCGCCGCGGACGCGCTCAACCTCCAGTCCTTCGCGAAGGTGGAGACCGCGACGCGCTGCGACCACTGCAACCTCGACCGCGACCGCGCGAAGACCTACCTCGTCTCCCGCGCGGGCGGCGAGATCAAGCAGGTGGGCGCCAACTGCCTCCGCGACTTCCTGGGCGCCGACCCCCACGACATCGCCCGCTGGCTCACCTACATCAGCGACGCGACCGAGGCGCTCTCCGAGGAGGAGTCCTACGGCCCGCGCGCGAAGCAGCAGGTCGGCACCGAGGAGTTCCTCGCGCACGTCGCCGGGTGCCTCCGCACCGTCGGCTGGGTCGCCGCGAGCGACTACAACCCGAACCACCCCGCCACGAAGGCGCAGGCGCTCCAGAACTGGGAGGACTACGGCAAGACGTGGGACGGCAAGCCGCTCTACTTCGAGCTGGTCCCCGCGGACGGCGAGCGCGCGGCCGAGGCGCTGGCCTGGGGCCGCGAGCACTTCGCCCGCCTCGTGGACGAGGGCAAGGCCAGCGACTTCGACCACAACATGCTCGTCGCCTGCGCCGGGGACTTCGCCCCGTCGCGCGGCCTCGGCGTCCTCGCCTACCTCCCCGTCGCCCACACGCGCTTCCTGGAGCGCGAGGTCGAGCGGGCCGAGCGCGCGAAGGACGACGCCGCGAGCGAGCACGTCGGCCAGCCCAAGGACCGGCTGGAGCTGACCCTGACCGTCGCCTCGGTCTTCGAGCACCCCGGCGACTACGGCACCACCTTCATCACGAAGCTCAAGGACGCCGACGGCAACGTCTTCAAGTGGTTCGGCTCCTACTCGCTGGAGGTCGGCGCGACCGTCACCGGCAAGTGGACCGTCAAGGGCCACGGCGAGTACAAGGGCGTCAAGGAGACCACCATCAACAGGCCGAAGCTGGCCGAGGAGGCAACCGCGTGAGCGACTTCATCCTGACCGAGGAGCAGTGGGCGGCGCTGGAGGCGGCCGAGGGCCGGTTCGACGCGTGGAACGCCTACGGGCTCCACAACATCACCGACTGCATCGACCGGCAGGACAGCCAGATGCTCGCGGGCATGTGGGCCAACGCCGAGTGGGGCGTCGAGGCGTACGCCGAGGGCGCGGACGACGACGACTTCGACGTCGAGGCCGCGATCGCCGACCGCGTGGTCATCGCGTCGGTGTTCCTCTACACGGGCGAGATCATCCCGCCGAAGGTCCCGGCGTGACCGACCGGGAGCACCGCCTCATGTCGCTCTCTGTCCGAGTCGGCCTGATCGCGGGCTACGTCGTCGGCACCCTGATGACGCTGCTCGCGCTGTGGCTGACCGACACGGCCCAGGCTGCGACCGGCCCGTCCCTCTACAAGAACTGCGCGTCCCTCACGAGGAAGTACCCGAACGGGGTCAAGCGCGGGAGCAGGGCGTACGCCCTGGCCATGAAGTACAACAGGAGGCTCGACGCCGACAAGGACGGCTGGGCCTGCGAGAAAGGATAGGCATGAAGAAGCTCATCGTACTGGCGGCGCTCGCCGCCGCGCTGGCGGTCCCCACGGCCCAGGCCGCGCCCGCCGCGCAGTCCCGGAGCGCCTGCTCCAACCTCGGCTCCATCAACGCGCTGATCAAGGCGAACAAGCTGGCCTCGTCCGGGATCGGCCTGGCCCAGGCCGACCTCTGGTCGCCCGCCAGGGCCAAGGTCGTCAGCGCGCTGGTCGTGATCCAGTCGGCGCCCGCCCCGTGCGCGACGGTGCTCCGCAAGGCGGCGACCGCCTACCGCCAGGGCCTCGCGGCCTACGCCACGGCGTTCACCTACGCCAGGTCGGGCAGCTACGCGGCGGCCACGGCGTACACCCGGCTCGGGATCGCCAAGGTCAACCTGGCGACGTCGTACCTGGACGCGTACAGCTAGGTCCCCGCGCCGACCGGCAACATAACACGTAGACCAGAGGCCCCGGTTCGCCGGGGCCTCGCTACGTACAGAAGGAGGACGGGCAGATGCCCCCGGCCCCAGGCGCCGACAGCGAGCGGCGGGAAGGGCCGGAAGCGCGTATGAGGAGATTCATCACGGTCACGATGGCGGCGCTCGCGCTGGGCGCCGCGGCAGGCTACGACAGCGCGCAGGCAGGACAGCAGCAGGTGCGGAGAGCGATCATGGACGTGTTCGGGCCGAGGTACGGCCCGGAGGCCGTCCGCGTCGCCAGGTGCGAGAGCAACCTCAGGACGTGGGCCAGCAACGGCCAGTACCTCGGGATCTTCCAGATGGGGCGGTCCGAGAGGGCGAGGTACGGCCACGGCAGGGGCGCGTACGCCCAGGCCCGCGCCGCGCACCGCTACTTCGTCGCGAGCGGCCGGGACTGGTCGCCGTGGCAGTGCAGGCCGTCGGGCGGGCTCGCCTGGTAGCGCGGGCCTGAGTGGCAACCTCTGGCCCCGCGGGTCCGCCTGGATGAAACCGCCCGGGCGAGCCCGCGGCGGCCCAGAGGGGGCCAGAGGGGGCCAGGGAGGGGCTACTCCGCGGGCGGTGCCGCTTCGCCGTCGCCCGGGTCGCCCAGGAACGCCTCCGGGGGCGGCTCGGCCGCCACGGAGAACAGGCCGCGGACGACGTTGATCGCCCTGCGGACCACGCCGATGTCGGCGAGGGGCCTGACCACGAACATGAAGTCCGTGCGGTAGTAGAGCGCGCGCTCCTGCGGCGGCTCGGAGCCGAAGCTCCACCAGCGCGAGGTCCGCGCGTCGCCCGCCCGGATGCACATCGTCACGTGCGTCGTGGTCGAGCCGTGCCCGTAGAAGGCGCAGTCGCCCACGAAGTACTGGCCGCTGACGCGCGGGTGGCTCCTGAGGTACCAGTTCGTGTTCCCGTAGCCGCTCCAGTTGAAGCCGCCCGGGTCGCGGAAGTTGACGCCGGTCTTGTCGCGCGCCCAGCGGAACGCCTGGATGATCGAGCCCGAGCAGTCCGAGTTCACGTGCCCCGCGGGGTCGACGGTGACGTCCACCGGGCGGTTCTGCGTGTAGTTCCAGTTCCAGGGGTGCGCCAGGCCGGTGCGGCAGAACGCCACGAGGGCGGCCTTGACGCGGGAGAGGTCGTCGCCGACCGGCGGCTTCGGCTTGGGCTTCGGCTTGGCCGGGTGGTGCTGCCGGACCAGCGCCTCGGCGTAGGCGTCGAAGGCGCCGTGGTCGAGCAGGAGCGCGTGCAGCTTCTTGTCGTATGCGCCGTCCTGCTTCCAGCCCTCGCCCTTCTTCAGCTCGTTCGCCAGGTGCCGGTGCCACCAGCCCCAGCGGCGCTTGACCGGGACCCGCTTCCACCAGGGGAGCTTCTCCAGCGCGCGCGCCATCGCGCGCCCGTAGCCCTCGACGTGAGGACCCTTCGTGCCGGTCTTGCAGGGGTAGAAGGGGACGGCCATCGCCATTTACGCGCGAGGACCGCCCCGCTTTGCTAGCCCTCCCTGACGCGCTCGGTCGTCACCTTCGTCGGGAAGGCGCCGTCCGGCAGGGCCGACTCGCCCGCGCGGATGTTCGCGTGCACGTCCGCGTCCGCCCCGAGGGCGTCCACGAGCTGCGGTCCCGCCCCGCCGCCGCGCTCCTGGGCCGGGGCCTTGCCCTGGCCGTCCCAGTTGGCCCGGCGGCTGACGATGTGCTCGTCGTGCCTGACCACCGTGACCGGCTGGTCGGACGAGCCGGGCCTCGGTCCGTACTGGATCGCCCGCGCCTCGCTGAGCGGGATGATCTCGAACAGCCTGTCGGCGCCCGAGATGAACGTGCCGCTCGCGGTGAGCTTGGCCGGGACCGTCGCCCAGTCGCCGCGCCTGCCGCGCTGCGCCAGCTCGATCCTGTACGGCTTCTCCATGTCCGCGCCGTGCAGGCGCAGGTGGACCAGCGCGTTCGTGAGGTTGCGGATCGTCTTGGCCTGCCGACCCCCGGTCTCGACCTGCTCGGCCTCGGGGACCTCGGGGGCCTTCTCCGTCTCCACGGCGCCCGCCTTCTGGCTCTCCTGCCACGCGCGGAACTCCGCCAGCTCGGCGGCGTCGACCTGCTCTGCCTGGGCCGGGGCCTCCTTGGCGACGAACTTGCCGCCCTTGCCCCTCTGCCTTTCTGTCATAGCTAGCCTCCTTGGGCTGCTCTACCGGGGCGTGATTGCCCCGGGCCGGTGCTGCGTACCTTATTCGGGCGCAGCCCTGTGTTTTCCCGCGCCCAAGCGCATAATGTGCGAGGACACAGCCTTCGGAACGAAAGGAGGTGGCCGGATCTAGCGAGGGGGCCGGGAGGCCCCCTCCGCTTGTCAGGACTTCGGCGCCTTCGGGTCCGCGGGCACCGTCACGCAGTCGGTGACGACCCGGAAGCCGATCATCTTCTTGGTGTAGGTGTCCGGGCCGGTCGTGGCCTGGGTCGGCCGGTTCGAGTACGCCGTGCAGACGATGGCGAACGGGACCGCCGGGTTGGCCTGCACGCTGTCGAAGTCGGCCCGGCGCGGGAGGCCGATCAGGACGCTCCCGGGCTTGGGCTTGGCCTGCACCGTCTTGACGACGGTCCTGACCTCCGGGTCCTGGGCCAGCAGCGCCCAGCCGAGGACCGCCGTGACCGCCAGCAGGCCCACGAGCGCGAGCCCGAGGACGAGCGCCACGGGCGCGTAGTCGGTCTGCTTCGCTTCGGGTTCCATGCTTGCTATTCGGCCAAAGAAGAAGGCCCCCTTGCGGGGGCCTTCGGCACCTGTTGGGGGTGAGGCGCGGGGCCTAGGTGTAGAGGCCGCGCTCCGCGATGTTGGTGACGATGCCGCTGTCCGGGCTGTTGTCGTCGTCCTTGCGGACTCGCGCGATGCCCCTGGCGTTCAGGATCATCATGCCGACCAGCTCGTCCATGACCCAGCCCTTGTGGAACTGCTCGACCTGGTGGTTCTCCTCGACGTCGAGGGAGTACATCACCGGGAAGACGCCCACGAACTCCGGGTCCGCGGTCAGGAAGGTCTCGCCCTGCGGGACCATGACCGACTTCTGGACCTGGAACTCACCGAAGCTGGTGATCTTCTCGCCCGCGAAGACCTTGTCCTTGAAGCTCCAGCCCGTGACGTTGATGTCCCAGGTGTAGAGGTCGCGGATGTCCTGCGGGTGAGCGAGAACCCTGGACGCCTCCAGCTGCTCGATCTCGATCATCGAGACCGCGCTGTAGAAGTCCACCGGCTCCAGCGGGTTGTTCGCGCCGACGAGGACGGTCTTCTCGGTGAGGTCCGTGGAAGGACCGGCCGAGATGCCCGTCGCGATGCCGCCGACCGGGGTCTGCCCGGCAGCGCCATGCTCGACGATCGCGGTCTCCAGGAGCTGGATGAGCTTGTAGTCCTCCTGCTTCTGGATGGCCTGGCGGGACTCGTCCTGCGCGTACTCGACGGCGTTGACCCGAAGGTAGTACAGATCCTCCTTGCGGATCTTCGGGAACGACGCGATGCGGAACAGGGCGGGGAACGCCTGCTTGCCCTCGAACATCTGGATCTTGACCTCGGCATCCGTGGAGTTCAGGATGTAGGCCATTCCCAGGTCGTCGAGGATGTCGTACGGCATGAGCGGGCCGCGCTCCAGCGTGTCCTCCAGGAGGACGTTGCGGACCATGCCCTCGTACCGCAGGCGGATCTGGATGGGGCCGATCATGCCCTGGCCGAGGCGGTGCATGCCGCTGGCCTTGTCGGCGAGGATCGTCGCGAGGCGCTGCTGCTTCTCGGCCTTGGTGAGCTTCGGCAGCGAGGCGAGCTTCTCGACGTAGTCCTCGGAGGACTTCGCGGTGCGTGCTGTGAGAGTCATCTTCTGTCTCTTTCTGTGGTCGTTGGCTCAGGAAGCCCTAGACCAGCAGCTCCACGATGATCGCGTTGGCCGACAGGTACTTGATGAGGCGCGCCGTGTCCTCGGTGTCGGAGGCGCCCTGCGAGAACTCCAGCTGCCCCTTCGCGTTGGCGATGCCGTAGACCTCGTTCGCCGCCGCGCCAGCCTCCTGGCCAGCGATGGTCGAGAGCGAAGCCGCGTCGGAGAAGACCGGGGCCAGGACCTCGAACACGCCGCCAGCGCCGCGCCAGACGCCAACCCGGTCGAAGTCGGAGGGGATGTCGCTCAGCTCGCCGCCAACGAAGTTGGCGAACAGGCCGAAGTCGCGGTCGGTGCCCGCGCCGGAAGTCGAGAGGGTCACGACCTCCCCGGCGAGCTTCGACGCGACGAGACCCGGGAGGATTGCGGCCTTGGAGGCGGCAACCGCAGGGGTCGCGGAGTCGAACATGACCGAGCGGTCGAACGAGGCGTCCAGCTGCGCGTCGTAGGGGTAAGCCTGCGTCTGCGCGTACAGGGGCCTGAGCGTCCGGCGCTGGTACTTGTTCGCCAGGTTCGTCAGTCGGAGCATGGTTTCAGTGTGTCCTTTGGTCTCAGGGGTGGTGGTGCTTGCATTCCTTACCTGTCGCCGTCCCCGGAAAAAGAGGGTCATGGACAGTCGGTTCTTCTGGCCAGACAACGAGGGGGCCTCCCGGCCCCCTCGAAGTTCGTCATGAACAGACGGATCTAGAAGATCGCGTCCTCCACCTGCCGGTCGATCTCGGCGTCGGTGGCCGCGGCCTCGACGAGGAAGCCCTCGCCCGGCGCGCGGAAGCTCGGCATGCGCCCCGCCGAGGCGGTGCGCTGCGAGGCGGCCTTCGGCCTGCGGAGTCCGGCCGTCTTGACCTTCGCGAGGGCTTCCAGGGTGGCGTCCAGCGCCTCCGCGGGGGTCTCCTCCAGCTCGGCCACGCGGTCGAACTTGGCCTCGGCCTCGATGAGCCCGAGGTCCACTTCCGCCTCCGCGACCTTGACGGCCTTGAGGAGCTGGGCCTTCGCGAGCGCGACGCCCACGGGTCCCCCGAGGTCGTTGCCCGACTCGCCCTTCGTGACGGCCGGGGCCTGCTCCAGGGAGCGGAACGCCGTGCCGGTGGAGTCGGTCTCCGTCCGGTCGCCGACCTCCTCGGCCAGGAGGGCCTCCAGGTCCACGTGGGACGGGTCGTGGTCGGGGAAGCCGTTCCCCGACGGGATGGTCTCGATGACCTCGATGTCGGCTGTCTTCTCGTCGGCCGTCTTCTCGGTGGAGGAGACGGTGGCGAAGTCGCCGGTGTCCGACGTCACGGCGTCGGCGCTCTGGAGCGAGTCGCCCTCCTCGCCGGACCACGTGTCGGTCTTCGGCGCGGTGAAGTCGGCGGTCTCGGTCTCGACGTTCTGGTGCTCGATTCCCGACAGCGGGTCCGGGCTGGTGGCGCCCACGCCCTCGACGTCCACGCGCTTGTCCGCCTGGACGCCCTCCCCCACGGGGGTGGCTCCGTCGGCAACCTTCTGGGTGGTCTCTGTCATCTTGTCCTTTCGGTTGCTCTCTACCGGCTGCTTCGAGTCCTTGACCGTCTTGGGGTTCTTGGGCTTGTCCGTCAGCTTCCGAGTCGCAGGGAGGATGGGCCTCTCCTGCGTGTTGGTCCGGGCGGCGGTGCGCTCGGAGGTCTTGTCATCAGTTACAGGGTCCGCAGCGGCGGGGAAAGCTGTGCTGGCCTGGATGGGCTGCGTCATGCCGGGCGCGCCCTCGGGACCCATCTGCGAGCCCTCGCCGGGCGTCGCGGCGCCGGGCGTCTGGGCCTGCGTCTGCTGGAGGGCCTCCTCGCCCGCCTGCTGCTCCTCGCGCAGGTCGGTCTCCTTCGCCTTCTCCAGGTCCGGGTTGTCGAAGCCCTCCGGGGGCTCCTCGTAGTTGCAGACCTCGCAGATGCCGTCCTCCATGTCCGAGCCGCAGATCGGGCACGTCTTGTCCTGCCTGAGCGTGTCGACGTCCTCGGGGGCGGTCGTCATGTCGCTCTGGGGCGGCGGGTTCTGCTCGGCGGTCTTGCTCCAGAGGAACTCGTCGTCCGCGACCGCGGTGTCGATCTCCAGGCCGTGCGTCCTGGCCCAGATCCTCCGGGCCTGGTCCGGCGTGGCGCCCTGCTCGATCGTGCGCATGACGTCGGGGTAGACGTTGCCCTCGCCGGTCTGGCCGGGGTGCCCGGCGGTGGCGTCGGCCAGGGCCTCGGCCTCCTCGGGCGTGTAGCCCGCGCGGATGTACTGCTCGACCCTCCAGGCCCTCGCCGTGGCGGCCTCGTCGTCGCCCGCGGGCGCCTCCGCGAGGTTCTCGGGGTTGTACGGCTCGCCCAGCTCGGCGGGCTCGCCCTCCCACTCGGGGACGGGCTCCAGGGCCGCGGCGACCTTCGCCATCGCGGTCCTCGGGCCGTCGGTCTCGGCGTAGACGTCCACCATGGCCTGCCGCCTGGCGGCCATCTTGTGGTCGATCTTGAGCGCGGTCTCGTCGGCCGGGTCGAACACGAAGCTCAGCTCGAAGAAGCCGATGTCGTAGCAGTCCTCGTACGCCTTCTTCGAGGTCTTGGTGCCGTCCGGGCCGTAGTAGTCGAAGTACGCGCCCTTGGACCGGACGTGGGTGCAGTACTCCTCCGGCGAGCGCGCGACGTTCGCGCAGTGCGAGCAGATGCTCCGCTCGACGTTGGCGCCCATGGAGACGCCGTCGATGTCGCCCGCCACGATCGCCTTCGCCAGCTTCGGGTACCGCTTGGCGTCCACTTCGAGCAGAAGCTCGATCCAGGTGGGCGGCAGGTGGTTCTCGGGGGCCGACGCGTAGTACGGGTCGAGGCTCGCCGTCTTGTCGAGGTCGTCCTCGACGTGCAGGGCCGCGTCCACGACCACGCCGCGGGCCTTCTTCGGGTCCGTGTTGTGGTGGTCGACGAAGATCGGCTTGCCGACGAACGTCCGGTACGCCTTGCTCAGCTCCTCGCTGGGCCAGCCGTCGTGGTTCTTGTTGACGCGCGAGCTGATCGCGCGCACGCGCACGTACAGGAAGCCGTCGTCCGTCTTGTAGTCGTCGAACGACGAGAAGGCCGAGAGGCTCGGGGCCGCCGCCCGCTCGGCGGACGACTTGACCCCGAGTACCTCCGACCTTGCGTACTTGCGGTGCGCCACCGCTCGCCTACTTCCTGACGAGCGTGACCAGGGCGATCTCGTTCGCCGGGAGGTTGACCTCGACGCCCTTGATCTTCTCTGTGCCGTTGCGGCGGACCTTCGTGACCTTGTGGTCCGGGAAGTCCTGGGCCGCCTGGTCCAGGATGTCCTTCGTCTTGACCGCCGACGTCACGTCGCGGAGCACCAGCTCGGCCGTCCCGGACGACGCGACGCGCGACTGCACGCTCGCGAAGGCGGGGCCGCCGGGGCCGGGCTTCGGCTTGACGGGCGGGGGGAGCGGGGTGCCGGGTACCGGCGCGCCGACGTCCGCCGTCGGGGCGTCGGGGAGGACCGATGCGTCGCCGCCGGGCGGCAGGTCGCCGCCGACGGGTCCGAGGTCGTCGCCGGGGAGCGCGCCGTCGTCCGGCGCTCCGAGGCTCGCGCCGCCCTTGACGGCGTCCACGAGCTGCTGGAGCAGGTCGATGATCCCGGCGTCGCCCGTGAGCTTCTCGGGCTTGTCGCCGCCGTCGCCGTCTCCGTCTCCGGTCAGGTCGAGGGCGTCGCCGCCCTTGTCGTCGGAGCCCTTGTCGTCGCTGCCGCCGTCGTCGGAGCCGCCGTCGCCCTTGTCGGCGAACGGGTTCTTCTTCTCCCCGCCGTCGCCGGACGAGTCGTCGCTCGGCTTGTCGTCGGAGCTGTCGTCGTCCTCCGCGACGCGGATGGTCGCGGCGTAGATCTCGGTGCCGGTTCGGACGCTCGCGAAGCGGGCCTCGCTCGGCGTGGCCCTCTTGGTGTCCACCCGGACGATCGTGGCGCCCGGATTCGCTTCGAGCAGGCTCTTCACGGCCTCGCCCTTGTCGATGTCCGCGCTTCGGTAGAACGTCTTCTCTGTCATCGTCTCTCAGTCTCGTGGGAGGGAGTGTCGCTACTTACGGCTCGCGGGCCGCGCGAAACTAGTGTTCGCCTACCTGGCGTTCCGGACCTTCATGATCCAGATCAGGCCGACCCAGCGGGGCCGGTTCTCGTGCGGCTTGCCGCCGCCGTCGGCCGCCAGGTCGTTCAGGTAGTGGCGGTGCCGCCCGGCGCCGTAGCCGCCGCCGCCCTGGCCGACGGTCTTGCCCGGCCCGGCCTTCTGGACCTCGTACTGGCCCGCCTCGCCGACGTCCTGGTACCAGGTCTTCTTGGGCGGGGACCAGCCGGTGACGCTGCCCGCGTGCTGGTGCGGGGCCAGGTTGTCCGCCGTCAGGACGACGGAGTTGAGGCCGCCGACGCCGCCCGGGCCGGGGGCGCCGAGGGTGATGTTGACGTTGGCCGACGCGGCGTCCGCGCTCGCGGTGCCGACCGGCGTGGTCGCCGACGCGCCGATGATGAAGCGGTTGCGCAGGTCCGGCGCGCTGAACGAGCCGGTCACGTTCAGTACCTCGTGGTCGCTGACGGTCTGGCCGTCGCAGATGACGTAGCCCTCGGGGACCGCCATGCTCGTGCTCGGGCGGAACCAGGGGAAGCAGGCGCCGACGGGGATGGCCGCCGCCTTGGCGCTGGTGATCTCGCCGTAGATGCCGCCGCCCAGGCCCTCGGACGAGGGCCAGATGCCCGTGGACGGGATGCCGATGATGGCGTCGAGCTTGTCCCAGTTGTCGGCCAGCTCGGCGTGGTCGTACGAGTCCGTCCCGGCGGGCCAGACGCGGAACCGCTCGATGTCGTGCGCCCCGGAGGGGTTGCTCCAGCGGTCGGCCATCAGTCGCTCACCTTCACCTTCACGAGCCAGATCAGGCCGACGTACTGCGGCCGGTTCTCGTGCGCGGCGCCCGACCCCTCGCTCGACAGCGCGCCGAGGGAGTGGCGGTCCTGGCCGTCGTCCCAGCCGCCCGCGCCCGCGGAGGCGTTGGAGCCGCCCGCGCCCTGGTACTCGAAGTTGCCGACCGCGGTGATCACCGGGCCGAAGTTGTCGGGGGACCAGTAGCAGCCCGGCGGGCCGCACTGCGCGATGGCCTCGTCGCGGTTGTCGAGCACCTGGTAGTTGTTGGCGGTCTGCTCCGCGTAGGTCGCGCCGTTCCAGCCGCCCTGGTTGAAGTAGTCCAGGAGCCTCGGCGACCAGCCGGTGAGGCTCCCCGTGTGCTTGTGCAGCGGGAGCGAGTCCTTGGTCATGGCGACCGCGTTGGAGCCGCCCGTCGCCTGCGGGCCGGGGGCGCCAGCGGCCGTGTCCGCGGCCGGGGTGCCCGCCGCGGCCGCCGCGGCCCCGGCGGCCTTGCTGGCGTCGGCGCCGAGCACGAAGGCGTTGCGGAGGTCCGGGACGGTGATGGTGCCGCCGCCGGGGAAGCTGTGGTTCGCGGCCGTGATGGCCGAGCCGTCGCACGGGACCGCGCCCGAGGGCAGGGCGATGGACGAGTGCGGGCGGTACCACGGGAAGACGACGCCGAGCGGGACCGCCGCGTCCTTGGCGATCTCGATCTCGCGGTAGATGCCGCCGCCGACGCCGAGCGTGGGCGGCCAGGTGCCCTCCAGCGGGTAGCCGAGGATCGCGTCCAGCTTGTCCCAGTTGGCCGCGAACTCGTCGCTGTCGTAGCTGTCGGTCGCCAGCGGCCAGACGCGGAACCTGTTGACGCCCTCGCCCGCGGACGGGTTGCTCCAGCGGTCAGCCACCGTGCCTCACCTTCGCCAGGAAGATCAGGCCGTAGTGCCTCGGCCGGTTCTCGTGCGCGGTCCCCGCGCCGACCGGCGTGAGGCTGTTGATGATGTGCCGGTGCCGCCCGACCTCCCAGCCGCCGTCGCCCGAGTCGGGCTGCATGCCGCCGCCGGGTCCCCGCACGATGTCGTAGTCGGCCGTGTTGAGCGGCGTCTGGTACCCGTAGTACAGCCCGTGCGGCCCCCAGCCGGTCTTGCTGCCCGAGTGGGTGTGGGCGGCCATCTGGGCCACCGTGAGGGTCTGCGTGTTCGAGCCGCCGAGCCCCTGCGGGCCGGGCGCGCCCGCCGCGGTGTTGACGTCGGCGTGGTCGTACGCGACGGCGGGGTCGCCGATCGACTTGGCCGCCGAGGCCCCGAGCGCGAAGCGGTTCCTCATGTCGGGGAGGGTGATGGAGCCGATGGCGCCGAAGTCGTGGCTGGCCTGGGTGATGGTCCGGCCGTCGCATACCTCGAACGCGCCGGGGACCGGCACGCCTGCGGAGACCCTGAACCACGGGATGACCATGCCGAGCGGCAGGGTCGTGAGCTGGAGCGCCTGGACCTCCTGGTAGATGCCGCCGTCGACGCCTGTCGTCGTCGGCCACTCGGAGCCGTCCTCGGGGACGCCGATGATGGCGTCGATCATGTCCCAGTTCGCGGTGTGCTCGGAGTGGTTGTAGTGGTCCGCCCCGTCGGGCCAGACCCTGAACCTCCGGCCGCCTCGCTCTCCGGACGGGTTGCTCCAACGGGGCGCCATGTCACCCCTTAGGGGCTAGGACGCTACCAGTTGAAGGCGCTGTCGGTCTCGTCAGCGATGTAGTGCGTGCCGTCGAGGTCGAGCTTGCCCAGGTTGCGGGCTTCGCCGCTCTCGTCGATGAACTCGCGCTGCTCGCGCGGCGAGAAGTCCTTGCCCGCCAGCTTCGCCATCAGGGCCGGGTCCACGTCCACGCCCTGCCCGGGCGAGCCCTCCATGAGCCACGAGCGGTCGTCCGGGCTGTCGCCCTTGAACGAGCCGGTGTAGTCCTCCAGGCCCTCGAACGCCTCGGGCTCGGCGGAGCCCTGCGTCCTGCGCGGGTCGCCGGGCGGGTAGTACTGGCCCATCGGCAGGCCGCGGCCCGCCTGGTCCTGGAGCGTCTCGCGGTAGCTCGGGCGCTGCGGCTGCATGCGCGCGCGCTCCTGGAGCTTCTGCTGCACGAAGGCCACGGCCTCGGGACTGAGCTTGCCCGAGGAGATCATCTGCCTCAGCTCGGCGTCGCTCTGGTTGCGGGTCGCCGCCTCCCACTCCGCGAGATGGCCCGCGTCGGGGTAGGCGCCGCCCTGCCCCTGGCCCGGGATGATCGCCGTGCTCACCCTGGTCGGGGGCTCGGTCAGGTCGTCCACCTGGGGGATCGGGTCGGCTCCGGGCCTGACCGGGGCCTCGTCGTAGATCGGGCTCTCGATGCCGGGCTTGATGTCGCGCGAGCCGCAGTGCGGGCAGGCCGTGGCGCCAGCCCTGGCGCCGCCGCCGCAGTTCGGGCAGACGAGCGGGAAGTCCTCGGGAAGCTCCATCGGCAGGTCGGCGTCGGGGCCGAGGCCCGGGGCGAAGCCGCCGTCGTCGGGGAAGTCCCCGTGCGCCGCGGTTGCCTCGAAGCCGTCCTTCGAGGTCGGCCCCTCGACCTTCGGGGCGAACTCAAGGCCCTGGGTGCGGACCTCCTTCGCCGTGAGGCTGTCCCGGTACTTCATGTCGCCGGACGTGATCGTGTAGACCAGCTTGTCCGGCAGGACGTGGTCCACGACGACGTAGTCGGGGACAGCGTAGCCGGGGGAGCGAAGCTCGTAGTCGGCGCCGACCTTGAGGGGGTTGCCCTCCGTGTCGGCCCACTTGGCGATGTGCGACTCGGTCGCGTGCGTCACGACCTTGGGCTGGACGCCCGGCTGCACCATCGGCTGCATGCCGACCATCGGCTGCGCCTGGGGCTGCTGGACGCCGCCCGTCGGGCACGGCGTGCCCGGCATGTGGTTCTGGCCGCACGTCGGGCAGGTCGGCACTCCCGTGACGGGAGGCGTCTGCTGCGCGTCGTTGCCGAACGGCGGGGCGAAGTCGGCGTGCCGGAACAGCTCGCTCGCGGCCTTCTGGACCGTGACCGAGCGCGGGTCCACGTCCTTGTAGCCCTCGCCGGTCAGGATCTTGATCGTGCCGTTGTCGTTGTGGCGGATGAACTGCCCGACGACGTTGCCCTGGGCGTCCGTCACCAGGCCCATCTCGCCGAGCTGCCCGCCGCCCTGGCCGGGGCGCGAGTACGGGTCGATGATCCCGTAGCCGCCCATGTCCACGACCGGGGCGCCGCCGAGCTTGCTCAGCTCGTCTTCCTCGTCCTCATCCTCATCGGGACCTTCCTGTACGGCGTCCTTGTGCTCCTCGCCCTCTCCAGCCTCGTCGTCGCCGTCGAGATCCTTTCCTGAAAGCTCCTCAAGCGACTCCACCTGTTCACCATCCGGCTCCTCTCCTCCGTCTCCCAGCTCCTTGTAGCCGGGGAAAGCGTCCTCCAGCATCGCGTCGATCGCCTGGATGATCGGGTGGTCGGCGCCCGAGTCCTCGCTCTCCGCGAAGTCCTGGATGAGCGGGAGGTTGACCTCGAAGGCGCGGACGGCGTCCTTCTGCTCGTCGCTCCAGTGGTCGGGGTCGCCGTACGGGTCCGTGGCGTCGGACATGCCCTTCGCGGGGCCGCCGTCCACGTCCTTGAGCTGCTCGGGCGAGTCGCCGTGCTCCTTCTCGCCCTCGATGCCGGTGCTCGAAGCGGTGTCGGGGTCGCTGTTCTCCCCGCGGTTCTTGGTGGCCCTGCCGGTCTCCTCCTCGCCGAACGTGTCGGCGTAGAGGAAGTGCGCGAACGTGCCCGCGCCCGTCGGACCCTCCGGCGGGACGCTCGCGTTCGGGCTCGGGCCTGCCGGGCCTCCCTGGCCCGGGATGAGGCTCCTGAGGCCCTGGCCCTGGAGGAAGCTGCCGGGGTTCATCGCGCCGCGCATCAGGCCGCCGATGCCACTGACGCCCTCGCCGCCGCCCATGAGACCGGCCATGAGGCCGCCGCCGCCCGCAGCGCCGCCAGCGGCGGCACCGCCGCCGAGGAGCGCCTCGGCCGGTACGGCGAGCGCCGGTCCGCCGACCGCCCTGCGCGCGGTGCGCGAGAGCGAGTGGTGGCCGTAGAGCGCGCCCGCGAGGGCCGCGCCGGAGTCGCTGTAGACCTGGTCGGGCTGGGTGACGTAGGGGATGAGGCCGTTCTCGCGCGCGGTGGCGGCGAGCTGCTTGCCGATGCCGCCGCGCCGGAAGGACGGGTCGACGTAGATGTAGTCGGTGCGGTAGCCCTCGCCGTACGGCTCGCCCACGAGGTAGCCGACGCCCTGGCCGTGCACGGACGCGACGACCAGGAGACCCTCGAAGGGCTCGCCGGTCGCGCTGTTGACCATCGGCGCCTTGACGGCGGCCGTGGCCGCCCTGAGCGCGATGATCGGCTGCCTGGTGCCGCAGTCGTGGCAGATCTTCTCGTCGCCGCGCTCCGTCAGCGGGCCGCCGCAGTCGGGGCACGAGTCGAGGGAGGGGGCGGCGGCCACCCGGGCCGCGACGGCCTGGACGAGGCCCCCGAAGGCGCCCGGGAGGGACGGCCTGAGGGAGGGCTGGTTTCGCTCCTGGTCCTGGCGGTACCTCAGGATGGAGTCCCAGACCGACTGTGAGTTCTGCTGGTTTGGCGTGGGCATCACTGTGATTGTTCGCGGGTTCGTCGTCTGCCCCGCGTTGTCAACCTTTACGTAGTTGCCGGTCTCGATTTTGCTGTAGGCGTCGCCGCCGATGCCGATCACGACCGGCCACCCCTGCTCGCGCGCGATGAGCGCGGCGTGCGAGGTCGAGCCGCCCGTGGCGGTGATGATCGCGGCCGGGCGCTGCGAGTACAGGTGGAAGTCGTCGGGCTGAAGGTGCTCCGCGACCAGGACCATGCCGGGCCGGAACTGGACGCCGTCGCTGCGCTCCTTGACCCACGCGACGCCGGTCGCCGCGGGGACGCCGGGCGGGAAGATCCACTGGCCCGCCCTGATCTCGAACGGCTGGAAGGCGTCCTCCTTCTGCTGCGCCTCGCCCGCGGGCGGGTTCAGGTGCACGAGCTTGCCTCCGAGCGGCTGCTGGAAGATCGACTGGAGGTTGGGCTCGACCGCCTTCGGGTCGAACTGGAAGCCCTGCTTGACCCACTGCGTGTCGGCCGAGCCGTCGTCGAAGACCGAGCCGAGCGCGCCGATGTCGCTGTTCCAGTCCAGGCCCCACTCCTGCGCGAGCTGCTCGTGGTTCTCGCCGCCGTAGTCCGCGGTCGCGTGGAGCTGGCCGGTGACGTCCTGGATCCACTTGCCGACCTCGGTCCGGTCGCTGAAGGCGTCGAGGCCCCAGTCGTCGGCCGCCTGCTTGGCGACCGGGTATACGCCCATGCTGTCCGGCGCGGCGGGGCCGGACGTCAGCTGGGCGTACGCCACCGGGCTCCGGTCGCCCGAGTCCCAGAGGACGGACGCCATCGTGCCGCCGCCGAGGTTCGCAGGACCCATGTACGTCCCGGTCACGGTCTCCTGGCCGAGCAGGTGCACCTTCTCGCCGGGGCGCGGCCTCCAGGACGACAGCATGCTCGGGTACGTGTCGTCCGTCTTCATGCGGTTGCGCTTGGGCGCGCGGTCGGGCATGCCGTCTGGGTGCCTCACGACCTGGCCCGCGAAGTCGGTCTCGTTCGGGTCGGTCTCCCCGCGCTTGTCCCACTCGGGCTTGAGCCCCTTGCCGCACTGGGGGCACTGGGGCAACTCGGTCGACGTCTGGCAGTTCGGGCAGAGGACCTGGCCGGGCTCGGCGAAGGCCGCTCCCCAGTGCTCGGGGAACGTCGTGTCGCCGGGCCTGTCGTCCGGGTTCAGGTGGCGGTCGATCTCCTTGAGGGCGTCCGTCATCTGCTCGTCGCCGAAGACGGCCGTGTCCGGCTGGCGGACCTCCAGGCCCGCGGGCGGCTGCCCGGAGCCGAAGTGCGCGACGCGGGGGTCGGCGCCGCCCCAGCGCGGGTCGTCCTCGCCAGGGAACTCGATCTGGACCCACTGGGCGCCCTGCGGCACGCGGAGCTGCCAGCCCCGGCCGCCCGGGTCGCCCTCCCAGATCTCGTTGATGACCTCCCACGCCTGCTCGGGCGTCTGGGGGTCGTGGCGCAGCAGGTCGACGTCGGAGCCGCCGAACTGGCGCAGGTTCTCCCGGGCCATCTCCACGACCTCCTCGTCGGTCATGGTCCTGAGCGCGCCGTTCACGTCCTCCCACACGACCCAGTCGGTGCCGGGCGGGAGCATGTACACGACGTCGGGCTCGGGAGCCTCACCGCCGAAGTCGAAGTCGGCCGTGCGCGCCATGTAACCCTCCATGAGGGGGTTCTTCGGCAGCTCGGTCTGCGTCGCCGGGTCAAACAGCTCGTTGTCGCCGCCCGAGGCGTGCGAGCGGTCGGGGATGGCCTTCTCGGGCCGCTTGACGTACGTATGCGTGGTCGGGTCCCACGTCCAGACCTCGCCGCCGGGGTCGCGGAACTGGGGCATGTCGCCCGCCGCCACCCGTCCCCACCAGAGTTCCATCGCTCTTTACATCCCCGCTTCGGTCCCGATAATGGGTGCGATGCGACCCGAGGGAGGTGACATGCGTGACTACCAGATAGGCTAGATACCCTAGCCTGGAAAGGAGCCATGCATGTCCAGCGAGCAGGGCGCTGCGAAGCGCCGCGCGCAGAGGGACCGTGAACGCGCCGCCACGATGAAGCGGGACGGCGTCGAGCGGACCACGGGGCGCTGCCCCAACTGCTACAAGATCGTCACGTGCGAGTCGTCGCGCTCGCGCAACTCCCACATCGGAAGGTGCTGGCGGTGATCCGCCGGTCCGACCGCGAGGCGAAGGCCCTCAAGAGCGACCCGTCGTCCTGGTCCCAGGACGGCATCGCCCGCAGGGCCTACCGCCAGATGCCGCTCGCGCCGGAGGAGGAGGTCCCCCGGCGCGGCGCGCGCAGGCGCAGGAAGAAGCACGTGCACAGGTGGGGCGAGCCCGTCGTGCTCCGCGAGGAGGTCCGCCGCGTGTGGGGCCGCTCGTGGGCGCACACGGGCCACCGCGCCGTGAAGATCCGGCAGCGCACCTGCAAGCGGTGCGGCCAGAAGGAGACGGACCGCTTCGGGTTCTGGTCCTAGCTAGGACTTGACGGCCCGGCGGGCCACGACGAGCGCCCTGATCATGGCGTCGATGGCCCGGGCCACGTTGGCCGGGCTCTCGTCCTGGAACGTGATCTGTAGCTCGCGGCCCTGGTACGCGCTGGAGACGCGGATGTCCGCGCCCGCGAGGTCGTCGCGGCGGACGCGCGCGACCATGTTGTAGACCTCGGCCACTAGCGGCCGACGGGGGCGTGGCGCCCGATGTCGACCACCGCGCCGCCGAACCGCTGGTTCATGGCCGTGCCCTCGCGCGACGAGGAGGTCGCCTGGTTCGACTCGGACGTGCGCCCGTAGCACGGCCAGTAGCCGACGAGGCTCTGCGGCCTGATCTTCGTGGGCGGGATCTTCGCGTCGAGCGACGCCAGCTCGTTCGCGTTCAGGACCACGTTCCAGACCGCGACCTCCGCGATCGCGCCGGGCGAGTAGGTCCAGGAGTTGCCGCCGTTGTCGCCGATCGTGAACTCGCCCGAGACGTCCAGCGCGGCGGTGCCGTGCGAGGCGCTGGCCGTGCCCTGCGACCCGCCCAGCTGCTTCAGGCTGGCGAAGATGGTGCTCCCGTCGTGCCACCCGTACACGTGGTACCAGGCGCCCGCGCTGCCGCCCCACGACTGGAAGGCCGTGCCCCAGTTCTGGGACAGCTCGTGGTTCGCGACGATGCACTGGAGGCCGCCGGGCGTCGCGAGCGCGTACTGCATCGAGCCGCTGGCGGTGGTGGCCTGGCGCCCCGCGACAAAGCCGTTCGACAGCGGGTTGCCGTTCGAGCCGTAGAGCCAGGCCGAGATGGTGAAGACGTTCAGGCGCAGGATGTCGCCGCCCGCGTAGCCGCCGCCCGTTCCGCTCACCTGAAAAGCCATGCCGCCTCCTTACGTCACGTCACAGACGAGCCAGGCGCCGTGCAGCCTCGTGGGGACGGCCAGCGTGTCGGAGCCGTCCGTGCCCGCGTGGTAGACGCGCACGATCATCAGGTCCCCGGCGGCCGGGGGCGTGGTCAGCGTGAACGTGACCTTCTTGCGAGCGTGGGCCGTCGCGGGCGTGGTGACGTTCTGCGTGGTCTCGAAGGCGAGCGACGCCGGGTTGAGCGACGAGCCGTCCGGGACGGACGCCGTCGCGACCGCCATGCTGGTGACGCCGGTCGTGGCGCTGGAGCTGATCTCGATGGCGATCTTGGCGGCCGGGGTGCCCGCCAGGTTCTCGGGGACCCGGACGAGGCCGTAGACCGAGCCGACCACGTCGTTGGTGAGCCCCCAGTAGTACGACTCCCACGCCGTCATGGTCTCGACCCGCGGCCAGGCGTTGCCCGTGTTGTCCGGGTTGCGGAGGTCGACCGGGAACGAAGACGTCCGCACCGACACGACGCCAGAGAGCGCGGCCTGGACGAACGCCGTCGTGGCGATCTGCGTCGTGTTCGTGCCGCCCGCGGCCGTCGGCGCGGCCGGGGTGCCGGTGAACGTGGGGCTGTTGAGCGTCGCGTACGCCTGCGCCTTGACGTAGGCGGTCGTGGCGATGGACGTGTCGTTGTCCGAGGTCGCGGGGGTCGGCGCCTTCGGGTCGCCCGTGAGGGTCGGCGAGGCGAGGCGCGCGAGCGCGGCCGAGTCGCTAAGGTGGGTCGAGGCGAGCGGGGTGCCGCCGACCGCCAGGCTCGTGGCGCTGAAGTTGCCGAGCTTGTCGATGTAGAGGACGGTCGAGCCCGCGGCGTTCTGCGCCTCGAACAGGAGCGACGTCTGGCCCGCGTTGAAGGCGCGCACGGCCAGCGCGAGCACGTCGGCGGTCGGGAGGACCACCTGCCCGGCGCCGGGGCTCCTGGCGACGAAGCCGCCGCTGCTCGGGTCCAGCGTCGCGATCGCTGCGGCGACGGTGGCGAAGCCGCCGCTGGGGTTCGCGCCCAGCTCCGTCTCGACGGCGATGATCGCGTCGGCGACGTTGTTGTGCTGCTGCGCGTGCGTGACCTGGGTGACGGTGCCGTCCGTCGCGTCGTTCTTGAGGACGGCCGTGGTGTCGAGCGCGCCGGGGTAGTTCGTCGTCATCTCGCCACTTACGCGGTCGATACCGCCCGGAAGCGGGGACTAGGTCTGCTTGTAGGTGGGCGTGACGCGCTCGATGTCGCCGTTGCCGAACGTGCGGGTGGCCGCCGTGTCGGCGCCGAACAGCGCGTTGTCCTGGTTGGTCGTCGTCGAGCCAGCGACGAACCAGAGGGTCGCGCCGTTCGGGCTCGGGGCGCCGGAGAAGTTGAAGGACTTCTGGGCCGTCGTGGAGGCGTAGCTGCCGCTCTGGAGGGTCGAGGCGGGCCAGCCGCCAGCGGTCTGGTCGCGGGAGATGGACGCGCGCGCGTACCCGGCCGGGGTCGCGGTGCCGATCTCCAGGATCTGCGCCATGACGTCGGCCTTGGTCGCGCCGACGCCGCCCACCCGGGAGCCGAGGCCGAGGCCCCAGTTCGCGCCCGCCGTGGGGACGATCGCGGGGGTGAGGTAGTTGCTCTGCCCGCCGAGCCAGCCGTCTACGACGCTGCGCTCGCCCTTGTTCCAGATGATGCTGGCCATCGCCTGTTACCGCGCGGAAGGGCGGCCCTTTAGAGGGCCGACTCCAGGTCGATCCGCTCGCCCTTCTCGAAGTCGTACTCGTCCGTCGGGGACTCCTCGTCGAAGAACGCGGCCTCGCGCACCAGGACCGCCGGGAGGCCGCTCGGGCCGCCGGGGTCGCCGTTGTGGTAGCGCCGGTTCTGCTCCTTCACGAAGCCGAGGACCTCCTCCTCGGTCGGGTTGGCCCTGAGCACGAGCGGGATGTTGACGTGCGTCAGGAGCACCGCGACACGGCCGCTCTGGTCCTTCTTCTTGGCTGTCTTCTTCTCGGCCATTGCCCTTTACGCGCTTGATCCGGCCGCTTTCTTGATCTCGCGCTTGTCCTTCTCCTCGACCTCGACCGGCGTCTCGCTGGTGAAGTTGGGCACCAGGGCGATCACGCTCAGGAGGGAGACCCAGAGGACCTGCGAGCCGAGGAACGGCGTCCCGGCGATGGCGAAGACGACCGACCAGAAGCCGAAGGCGCGCCGGTCCTCCGAGCTGAACTTGTTGACGAGCCAGTTCGGCGGCCCGTAGAGCAGGCGCCTCACCTGGGCCGCTCCTGGAGCCACGCGACCGTGCGCTTGCACAGGTCGGGCGTGTGCCTCGGGTCGGTGCGGCACATGCCGCACTCGCGGCAGCAGCCGATGCAGTTGCACAGGTGCGACGCGGGCTGCGGGGCGCTCTGGTTCAGGCCGGTGACGTGGGTCCAGTGCTTCTCGGTCATAGCGACTCCTGTACGATCTTCGGCGACTCCTGCTTCGGGTCGATGCTGACGGCCGCGCCGCCCTGCTTGGTGCCGTCGGTGAAGCTCACGAACCACCTGTTCGGCCGGACGCCCCAGTACATCTCGGGGCGCGAGAAGTACACGGCCTGCGCCAGCTCGGAGGGGCCGGTCCCCAGGTGGAAGCGGCAGAAGCCCGGCACGGGGCCGGAGTAGTCGGCGCTCGACACGGCCGTGTGGTGCAGGGGCTCGGCCCTCTCGCCCTTGAAGTCGAACGAGACCTCCCGGACCCAGACCGTCGCGGGCCTGTCGCAGTCGTGCCGCCAGCACGTCGGCTCGCGACTCTCGGCCTTCTGCGTGAGGAGCGCGTCCCTGCGCTCCAGCGCGATCTTCTCCTGCGGCGTTAGCTCCCGCGGCCTCTCGACGCCCGCGGGCGCCCAGCGGGTCATGCCGCCCGGAAGCCTAGTCTCCTCCAGGATGATCGGCTCGTCCGCCATTAAGATTAATCTTCGGCCGTTACCGACGGGGGCGGAACGTCATGAACGCTAGTGGTACTGCGGCGGCGTCAGTTCGAGCAGGCCGCGGTTGATGCCGTACTGGACCGCGGTCGGGTTGACCCACGGGAAGAACCGCTTGAAGATGTCGGGCGCCATGGCGATGGCCGCGCGGTTGGTCACGGACTCGTCGGCCGCGCGAGTGTAGGAGTTCGGCGCCGCCTGCGGGCCGCCGTCCTCGAAGAACAGCTTCAGGTGCGTGGCCTCGTGGATCAGCTCCGCGACGCCCATCGAGAACGTCCCCGAGTTGGGGTAGTCCATGTAGCCCGCGATGGTCGGGCCGACATGGACCGTGGTCGTCCCGTCGAGCACGACGTAGGCGTTGGCCCAGCCCACGTTGTCGCGGATGAACTCGGGCGTCTCCCGGCGCAGCTCCACCGGGCGGCCCGCGATGTAGGCCGCGGCGGCGCTCATCTGCGCCCACGCCTGCTGCGCCGTGACGGGCTTCGGCTTGGGGGCGACCTTCTTCTTCGGGGCCACGCGGTGGATCGGGGCCTTGGCGGACGGCGCGGCCTGGGCCGAGGGCGGGTTGGCGAACGGCGCCATGAGCGCGAGCCCGGCGGCCGGGACCGCGAGGTCCTTCCAGCCGAGGGCCTCGACCTGGCGCGAGACGCGCCTGTGGCCGCCGTCGAACATGTCCTCGATCATAGCGGTCAAAACGGGATGTCGTCGTCCTCCGTCTGGAGCGACTGGTCGGGGATGTCGGCGCCCTCGACGGCCTCGGCCTGGGCCTGCGGCGTCGGGGCGAGGAACGGGTTCAGCTTCGAGAAGTCGAGCGTCGCCACGTGGCGCATCTGGCTGTTGCCGATCCAGGTGTCGGTCAGGCCGGGCCGGAAGAACACGTCGGCCGCGTCGGTGTAGAAGTTGAGGCGGACGCCCACCAGCGCGGGCTGGAGCCCGTGTGCGAGGCAGTAGGCGATCTTCCTGTCGCGCTCCTCCTTCTTGCCGACCTTGAACCGCTCCTGCGCCTGTGAGTGGTTGCTCTTGATCTCGCAGCCGTAGGCCACGCCGTCCTCGCCGTCGAGGATCGCGTCGATGGGCCACTTCCCGCCCGAGTGGGCGGCGCGGAAGGTCCCGAGGCCGGGGATCGTCCCCTGGTCGAGGACCGCCTGCTCGCCGATCCAGCCCATCTGCGTCAGGCCGAGCCCGGCGCGGGTCCAGCCCTCGTCCTCCATCATGTTGAACTCGCCGTGGCACTCCGGGCAGGTGAAGTACCCGGTCTGCTGGATCTGCGCCTCCTCGTCCGGCGTGAGCACGTGCGGGCACTTCGGGTTCGGGCAGTGCGTGCCCTCGGCCGCCTTCCACTCGCCCTGGTGCAGCTCGTCCGGGTGGATGGCCTGGAGGGCCTGGTCCACGTACTGCGGGCGCACGACCGGCATGGCGACGCTGACCCAGCCGCCGGGGACGTGCGGCCCCTCGTCGGCGACCTCGACCGAGTCGACGCCCGGGTCGGCCTCGAAGCGGCGCGTGCCCTCGTCGATCGCGTCCTGCGGGTAGCCGTCGCCCACGTTCCAGTACACCTTGCGCTCGTCCGGCTGGTACGCGAGGTCGCCGTAGTCGGGGTCGGCCGGGAGGTCGCCGTGGATCTCCCTCAGGCGGTCGACGGCGGTGTCGGCGGTCCTCCAGCCCGGGTCGGCGGCCCAGTCGTAGACGCCGCGGCGCGGCTTGAACGCCGGGCGCGGCTTCGCCTTCCAACCGTCCGAGACGGAGGGGAGGTCGAACGGACCCTTCGGCAGGTCCTTGAGCACCTGCTGGTCGTAGACCGCGCGCTGGCGGGCGTTCTCGTCCGCCTCGCGCTGGGCCTGCTCGTCCTGGTAGGGGACGGCCATGGTGCCGTGCGGGACGCCGACGTGGTGCCCCTCGGCCGCCTGCGCGGGCCTGAGGAACTCGGTCATGAGGCCGACCTTCTCGGGGCCGACGCCGCGGAAGTCGTCGTTGTAGGCGGCCCTGCCGAGGACCTCCACGAACAGCGCCTCCTGCGCGAGCGGGGACACGAGCGGGGCGTGGGTCGCGAAGGCCATGTTCTCGCCGCGCCAGGTGAAGTCGCCGCCGCTCTGCACATGGCCGACCGCGTCGTGCACGGTCCTGAAGTCGAGCACCTGCTCGGGCGTCCAGACCGGGTGGTCGAGCCCGAAGCGGGAGACGGTGAGCTTCTGCCGCAGCTTCACGTCGTCGGCCATCTCGCGCGCGCTGTCGTACGGCTCGGGGTCGTCCTCGTAGGAGACCTGGATCTGCTTGCGCACGGCGTCGGCCTGCGCCTTGCTCTCGGCCGCGAGCGCCGTCCAGGCGTCGATCGCGCCCGCGTCGAACGCGGGGAGCGCGCGGTACGCCTTGGCGATCTCCGACTTCTGCGAGGTGAAGTCGGCCTGCCAGGCGCCGAGCCTCCTCAGAGCGGCGAACCGCCTGATCTCCGCGGCGCGCTGGGCGTAGGTGAACACGCCGAGGAGCGCCTGCTCGGGCGTCTTGCCCGTGCGCTCGACCTCCAGCCCGGCGTCGTCGTTTGAGCCGCGGGCGACGTACTGGCCGCCCTTGAAGTCGATCCGCTTGAGGTCCCACCCGAGCGCGAGGAGCCGCTGGTAGACCTCGTTCTGCGGGGTGACAAGGGTCGCCATCGCACCTTACGTGTTCGTTCCCCTCCGAAACGCGTATACTGAGTGCATGAGGATTCTGCTCTGCGAGGACTACCCGTCCTTCGCAGCCATCGCCGAGGACGAGATCGCCGACGCGGGCTTCCGCGTCGGGCGGACCGCGACGAACGGCCACGAGGCCGTGTACTCGGTCGCCAACGAGGGGCCGTGGGACGTCGTCGTGACCGACTACGACCTGGGCTTCGGCCCGGACGGCGACGAGGTCGCCGCGCGCGCGCTGAGCGAGGGCGTCGAGACGGTCGTGCTCTGGTCGGCCGTCAAGCGCGACTACCCCGGCGAGGTCCGCACGTCCTCCAAGGCCGACCCGCGCTTCCACCTTCTGGAGAAGCACGAGACCGAGGCCCTCAAGACGATCCTGAGGTCGGCGCCCAGTGGATGACTTCGACACCGAGGCTTACAAGCTGACGCCCGAGTCGGCGGCCCGGCTGGCCGAGGACCCGGAGGGCTTCCGGGGGTGGCTGGCGCTGCTCAACGGCGGCGACGAGGCGCAGGGCGACGAGGACTTCATGATGGTCCGGTTCATCCAGGCGCGCGAGCGCGACGAGAAGCCGATGCCGACCACCGAGGAGGTCCAGACCCTCATCAACCACTACCGGCAGACGACGACCTTCATGACCCTGATCGACATGTGCTTCCGCGGGCTGGCGAAGCCCGACGTGGTCGTGGACGACGCCGGGGAGCTGGAGGTCGCGTGGGGGCTCACGCCCGAGGGCCGGACGGCCGTCGAGACAGACCCGCGGTACGAGGAGTACATGAACGATGGCGACTAGGCCCCGCTTCCTCCGGCCCACTCTCGCGCGCGACCGCGGCGGCAGGCGCCTCAAGGCGGGCGACGCGGTGCGCATCGTGCGCTCGGGCGACGGCCGCACGGCGACGGTCGACGGGCTCACGTCCGGCGTCGGGAGCATGGTCGTGCTCGCGCTGCCGAACGGTGTCAGGACGTGCTTCTGGTCCGACCAGCTGAGGAGGCTCGCATGACCGAGAAGGTCCTCTACGTGATGCAGGGCGTCCCGGGCTCGGGCAAGAGCACGATCGCCCGGATGATCGAGGAGTACGAGCGGGCGCACGGCTCGCGCCCGGACGAACTGCTCCCGGTCGTGGTGACGATCAGCACCGACGACCACCGCCTGGAGTCGCAGCGGGTCTGCTCGATCCACGGGCACATCGGCGCGAACACGTCCTGCCCCGAGTGCGGCAACGCGGTCAGCGTCACGGAAACCGACGTCTACGTCTTCGACGCCGCCGACAACGCGCGCGTCTACGTCTTCGACGCCGCCGACAACGCGCGCTTCCACAAGGCGACGCAGCGCGACTGCGCGCGCCACATGATCAACGGCGTGCCCGCGATCATCGTGGACAACACGAACATCCAGGAGTGGCAGGCCCACCCGTACCTCGTCCTGGCCGACATCTACGGCTACGAGGTCCAGGTCGTGTCGGTCGACTGCGGCCTCGCGCGCGCGATCGAGCGCCAGTCGGAGCGGGTGGGGCTCGGCGACCGGGCCGTGCCCGCGAACGTCATCGCGGGCATGTACGAGGGCATGGAGCGCCTGCTCTCGCAGCCGATGTACAAGCCCGAGCCGAGCGCCGAATGATGGGCTTCCTCGCGAAGCGGAAGGCGCGCAAGGCGGTCGCCGCCCCGCTGGAGCGCGTGGTCGCCACGAGCGAGCCGGTGTGGGTGCCCGGGTCGATGGCCGACCGCGTCGAGAACGTCAAGATCGACCTCTGGTTCGACGCCGAGCAGGTCGAGCGCGACCGGGACTGGATCGCCGCCCTCGCCGACAGCGGCACCGTCCCCGAGCTGCGCGACGGCGACTCCTACCACCTGACCGTGGACTTCGAGATGACGTACCACAACGTCGCCCTCAAGCTCAAGGCCCTCCGCATGCTGCTCCAGCGGCCGGACCTCGCGAGCGGCGCGCACATCTCGGAGCGCGACGGGCTCGAAATGCTGCTCGTCGGCCTGGTGGACGACATCCGCGCCGTGCAGGCGTCCCTGAGTGGCAAGTGAGCGCGCCGAGCGGTACCTCCGGGAGTGCTGGCCGCGACCGCACGAGGTCAAGGAGGGTACCTGGACCTTCGCGACCCGCTGGCTCCTCAACCAGATCGACGCGTACCTCGACTGGCTGGACACGCTCTAACTAGGGAAGGAGGAAGCCATGGTGGAGATCGGGAAGCCCGAGGAGGAGCGCGAGATCCAGATCATCCCGCGCGAGGACCCCGTGCCGAAGGAGCAGCCCGCCCCGAAGAAGCCCGCGAAGGAGCCGGTCCCGGCGTGATCTGGTTCCCGTACGGACCGCACCCCGCAGGCGGCGCAGCCTCGCACCCCGCGAGCGCCGGGGTCGGCGCCCTGTCCGAGGGCGCGGAGATCGAGACGCTGTTCGACTCCGAGCCGATCGAGGCTTGGCGCGTCTGGAACCTCTGGGAGGGGCCGCTCGGCCCCGAGCTGTGGTCCGTCACCCACCCGGTCGCGTGGCGCCCGAGGCGGGCGATGCGCGCCCACTGCGTCTACAAGTACAGGACCAAGACCGTCAACACCACAGCCGCCGCCGCAACCAGCGCCCAGGCCCAGCACGAGGACCAGGCGCCCGCCCGCGGGCACTCCTGCGGGATCTACGCCCTGATGGACCGCGGCGGCCTGAAGTCCTGGGGCGCGCGCCACATGCACACGCCCGAGACCCGCAAGCGCGGGCGCGGCGAGTTCACCAGGGTCGGGCGCGTCGAGGGGCTCGTCCTCCTGTGGGGGCGGGTGATCCCGCACGCGCTCGGCTACCGCGCCGAGTTCGCCTACCCGAAGGAGTTCTTCGTGGAGCGCGACCTGGCGGACTCGGCGGCGTGGCTCGCCAGCGCCTTCGGAGTGGCCGCGACCCTGTACGACCCGCCGAAGCCGAAGCCTCCCGAGCCGCTGCCGACCTAGGCCGCGAGCGAGAGCTGCGGCAGGGCCAGCTCGACGCTGGTCCACGCCTCGCCGCCGCTGCCGAGGAGCTGGCCGAAGTCGGCGACCTTGATCTTGAAGTAGCCGCCCTGGCCCCAGCCCTTGCCCCACGAGTTGAGGCAGAGGTAGGCGCCCTCGCTCGCGAGGTAGCCGACGATCACGTAGCAGTGGCCGCCCGCGACGCCGCCGGTCGGCCGGACGTAGCCCTTCGAGTCCGGCGTGAACATGTCGTTCATCCAGTCGGAGCCGATGATGACCGGGCCGTACTTCTTGAGCCAGGCGGTGATGGCGTCCGTGCTGGTCGCCTGCGCGTACGTGCTGATGCGCCCGTGGTTCTTGAGCACCTTGACGCCCGAGCGCACGGTGGCGCCCTGCTGGCCGCCGTTCGGCGCGTCCGGGTCGTCGGGGTCGCCGTCGAGGACGGTCGCCTCGTAGTAGAACTTGCGCGCGTCCTTCTCGGTGAAGTGGTCGTTGATCGGGCTCGTGTTGCCGAACTGCGCGTCGCCGTTGCCGACGCACGTGCCGAAGTCGCCCTGGTCGAGCGGGTCGTCCGGGTTCTCCCACACGACGTCGCCGGTCGGCGCGGGCGGGGGAACGGGCTGCTCGCCCGAGAGGAGGACGTGCGCCTGCTGGAGCGCGTTGAGCGCCTTCCACCAGTGCGTGACGGTGACGTCGGCGTAGCTGCGGGCGGCCCACCGCGCGTACGTGATGGTGGTCTTCTTCAGCTCGGCGACGGCCAGCTCGACGAGCGCGTCCGCCTGGGACTGCACGTCGTCGCCAGCGGTCGGCGCGGCGAAGTGGAGGAAGTTGTCGAGGTTGTAGTCGCGAAGGTCGAGCGGCGACTCGATGCGTCCGAGAAGGTGCGGGCCGATGGTGGTCATCGCCCTTTACGGGCGGGAGACCGGCGGTTTCTCAGCGCCCGAAGTCGTCGTACTCGTGGAACGCGCCGAGGTCCCACAGCTCCAGGAACAGCGACCTCCGGTACTTCACGTCGTTGCCCGTCTGCATGGACCTCAGGACGATCGAGTCCATCCCGACGTCGTAGTCGTGGACGCGCCAGGCGATGTCGCGCGAGTCCTCGATGAGCGAGCCGACCGCGGGGAGCGCCTTGAGCTGCTCCTCGTAGACCGCGTCGCCCGGGCGGGGCGCGAGGGTCCTGCCGTCGGCGACGCGCTCCGACACGCCCGGCGAGACCGGCACGTCCTCGGTGCGGGCGCCGCAACACCCGTCGCAGCCGTGCACGCCGACGTCCACGCCCCGCGAGGCCCAGAAGGCGGCGTCGTCGGGATCGGGGTGGCCGGTGCCGTGCTCGCACATGCGCTCCATGTGCGCGGGCTTGATGTCGAACAGGCCACCCGTCCGGAAGTTGGTCGGCCAGCCGCGCATGCGGTGGTCGCTCGGGTTGTGGATCACGCAGGGGCGCCCGGCGCACCGCGAGGCCGCGTGCACGCCGCGGAGGATCTGGCCCGTGCCGGTGATGAAGGTCATGCCGTCGTCGTACATCTCGCCGTCTGGCGGCGGGTCCTCATTGAAGCTGCTGAGCCAGGGTTCGCCCGCCGTCTCCGCGCCCTCGGCGGCGTCGAGCGCCCCCTTGCACGTCGGGCAGAGCGCGCCGAGCATCTGGTCGCCGTTGGCGAGGCCGTGCACGTGGCCGCAGTGGTAGGTGACGACGACGGTGCCCGTCACCGGGTCGGTGATGCCGGTCTCGGTCTTGGGCTCGTCGTCCACGAGGATGTGCAGCTCGGCCCAATCGTCCAGGGCGCTCGCGAGCCTGCCGACCGCGACGTCCACCATCTGGAGAGCCTCCGCACCGCCGCGCTGGCTGGCCACGATGCTGGCCGCCATCAGGTCGGCGAAACCGTTGGCGACCTTGCTGGATGCGTTGCTCACTTCGCCTCCTTGCACTTGGCGCACTCGGGATTGACGAGCTTCCCGGCGACGAGGTACGCGCCGCTCTCGCCGTGGATGCACTTGCCCGCGAACGGGTTGGCGTGGCTGCTCTTGAGGGCGGTGCTCATGGACGTATCATGCCCTCCCCCGCGGGGGCGCGATACTTAGGGCGTGAGCGAGATCCTCCTCTGGGTCGACGTGGAGACGAGCGGCGTCAAGCCGGGCTCCGTCCTCTTGGAGGTCGCGGCCCAGCCGACGACCTTCGACGCGGAGTTCCGGGAGATCGGCAAGCCGTTCCAGGCCGCCATCTTCTACGGCGACCTGCGCGTCGCCGAGGTAGACCCCTACGTCTTGGCGATGCACGCGAGGAACGGCCTGTGGGAGGACGCGCGCGACCCGGCCAAGACGATGCTCTCGGCCGCCGACCGCTTCGCCGGGGCCGTGTCGACGTGGCAGGCCCACCCCGACTGGTACGCGGGCGCCTCCGTCAGCCTCGCGGGCCGCAGCGTCCACTTCGACCGGGACTGGCTCAAGAGGTTCGCCCTGGAGGAGACCCTGGAGGCGCTCAACCTCTCGCACCGGCTGTTCGACCTGACGCCGGTCAAGGCGTTCCTCACCCTCTCCGGCGTGGAGTTCTCGGTCGAGGAGACCGAGGAGCACCGCGCGCTCGGCGACGTCCTGGCCGACATCAAGCTCGCGCGCAGGCTCTCCGAGCTGGTCGCGAACCCCCTCGTCGCCGCGTCGTTCGTCAACCCCGACCCCGTGTGACCCCTCAAACGGGGGGCGCGGGCGCCGATCGCGGCAGCTATAATGGGGGTATGACATCCACTCTCACGCGCGCGCAGCGCGCAGACAACGTTCGGCCCCTCGTGGCGGCCGAGTTCGACCGCATCCGCCGCGAGGCCACCATGGCCGCGGGCGACGTGCTCACGGTGATGGGCCTCCACCTGCGGGAGGTCTCGGAGCGGCTGGACAAGCCGCTCGTGGCGCTCGCCTACGGCAGCGTCCAGCACCTTCTCCACGGCCACGCCGGGCTGCACTGCTGCTGCCAGGACAACGTGGACGGCGGCGAGTGCAGCGCGGTGCCGGTCGGCTACGTGCTCGACGCCTTCGAGGCGGCGGCGTCGGACTACCCAATCACCGACCCCAGGAAGAAGCTGAACGGCGAGCGCAAGCCGACCGTGAGCAGGAAGGACCCGCTGGCCGCGATGGTCGCGAGCGGGCTCGTCTCGTCGCCCCGGAACAAGACCGCCTTCCGGCCCTGGAAAGCCGCATGATGCTGCTCGCCGCGCGGCGCAACGTGTGGGGCTACGGCTACGACGTCCTGTCGGGCGCCGACGCCGCCTACCGGCGCAGCGCGACGGGCACGCCGCGGTCCGAGCCGTGGTCGCCGACGCCGCGCACGGCCGTGGAGGCGCTCGTGGCCGACAACCTGGCGTACGCCGCCGGGATCGTCCACAACATCGCCAATCGGTACCGCCTGGGCAACGACAGGGAGGACCTCAAGCAGGCCGGGTACGAGGCCCTGGCCCGCTGCGCCAAGCGGTACGACCCGTCGCGCGGCGTCGAGTTCAGGCAGTACTTCCCGCTCCGAGTGGCCGGTGCCGTCCTCGACGAGGCGCGCGCCCGCAGCTGGAACAAGAGGCGGCCCGTGGACATGCGGCTCGTCTCCCTCGACGTGTGCCTGCAAGACGAGGACGACCGGGACATCACGCCGACGTGGTTCGCCTCCCCGATGGACGACATCGACGGCTGGCTGGACGGGATGGACCTCCTCGCCGGGCTGGAGCCGCGCGAGCAGTACATCCTCCTCCGCAAGGCGGCGGGGTACACCCTGAACGAGATCGGCGACGCCTTCGGCCTGACCGACGTGAGCGTCAGCAAGATCGTGCGCCGCGCCTACGAGAAGATGGGCGTCACGCCCGACGGCTCGCCCGGGCGCAGGGCGAAGGAGGCCGCCAAGAAGCGCGCCCGGCGCGAGCGCGGCTACGCGCTCCCGGTCGGCCGCCCCCGCGGCGGCTCGGTAGAATCGATCCTGAGGAGGGCGTCTTGAAGGTCGAGAGGACATTCCCGCCGAACTACAGCGAGGTCTCCGCGGCCTTCGACATCAAGGGCCGCCACGGCATCATCTTCACGTACGGCGACACGATCTTCAACCCGAGCGGCGTGGCCGTCACGCCCGACCTGTTCGCGCACGAGCGCGTGCACCAGCGCCAGCAGACGGCGTTCGAGGAGTCCCCGTACCCCTGCGGCGCGCGGGGCTGGTGGCGCAAGTACATCGAGGACGCCGACTTCCGGCTCTCCCAGGAGGTCGAGGCGTACCGCGCGCAGTGGGCGTACGCCCGCGACAACGGCTACGGCCGCAAGGCTCGCCGCGACCTGCTGGCGCACATCACGAAGGCGCTGTCCGGCCCGATGTACGGCCGGATCGTGACCGCCACGCAGGCGAAGGAGCTGATCACCAGTGGCTAGGGCCGAGTTCCCCGAGGGCGCGGGCAGATTCCACCGCGGCACGTGCGACGGCTGCGGCAAGGTCCGCAAGCTCGCACACCCGCCGAACGGCCCCGCGCCGGACCGCTCCGTCTTCCAGTCGATCGAGAAGCGCCGCGAGAACGACAGGCTCCAGATCCAGTACTACGGGCTGTGCGTCGAGTGCTACCCGAAGGTCAAGACGCAGGGCGACATCGTGCGCCTGCGCCAGGAGCGCCCGAGGAAGCCGCGCCAGCCGCGGTTCTCGTACCCGTGCGTCGGCGGCCCGCTCGACGGCCAGTACGCCCTCACGACCGACTTCTACTCGTCCGGCAAGCACCACGGCAAGGGCTACGCCGAGTACAACCAGGCGGGCGGCGGGCGGAACCGCGTCGGCTCTTCGCCGAGCATGATCTTCGTCCACGAGTCGAAGCTGCTGCCACTCAGGAGCGGGCGGGACGCGCAGTGACCGAGGACTGCACCTGCACCATCGCCTGCCAGGGCCAGTCGTCGCTGGAGGCCGAGGGGACCGACCGGGTCTGCCGCCTGCTCGACAGCGCGTACGAGCGCGGGCACGAGGACGGCTGGAACGACGGCTACGACAAGGGCTTCGAGGACGGCGGGAAGGGCGCGGTGGCGATCGACTACGCCGGGGGCTCGACCGCCGTCAACTTCACGATGACGGCGGCCACTTCCGCGACCTCCGCCCCGCCCGGGAGGGTATGATTCGGCCATGGCCGAGGTAGGGGACCGCAGGATCGCCGTGAGCCGCCGCGGGCGGTTCGACTGGAGCGCCTCGCCGCAGACTTACGCGACCGCCTTCGACAAGCCGGACGAGTGGGTGCCCGCGGTGTGGGTGGACAACGGTTCGCGCGTCCCCCGCAAGTCGAACAAGACGGTCTGGTTCAAGGGCTGGTTCCGCTGGTCCGTCGTCCTCCGCGCCAAGCGCGTGCACGCGAGGGAAATCCGCAAGCTCGAACGCGAGGAGCGCAAGCGCGGGGTCGCGCGCTGGTACGCCGAGCAGCGCGAGCAGTACGTGCCCTACGAGGACGCGCGGGTGGTGGGCGAGGACCTGGAGGCCGTCCTGAGGATGGTCGGGGCTCTCGTCCTGTTCGCCCTGCTGCTCCTCGCCCTGGCGCTGTGGGGCGACCAGCTGGGGCTGGTCTAGTGCCGTTCGAGCGCGACAGGCCGCTTCTCCAGCAGGAGTGCGCCGGGGACCCGTGGAAGGTCTTCGCCGCCTGCATCCTGCTCACGCAGACCCAGCGCAAGCAGGTCGACGAGGTCTGGGACAAGGTGATGCTCTACTGGCCGTCGCCCGAGATCATGGCCGAGGCGTCGCTCGCGGAGGTCGCGGGCGTCCTCACCAGCAACGGCCTCAGCTGGGTCAAGGCGTACCGGCTCATCCGCATGAGCCACGAGTACCTCTCCTGGGACGGCGAGGACGACCCGACGACGATCTTCGGCGTCGGCGAGTACGGCCGCGACGCCTACGCGATCTTCGTGTCCGGCGCGCTGGAGTTCGAACCGCGCGACAAGGAGCTGGCCGCGTTCCTCGAATCGCTCCCGTACCGCTGCGTAAACGACACGGACGGCGACGGCGACTGCCCGAACTGCGGCCCCGGCAGGCGCCCGCAGACCGTGGACTTCATCCCGATCTGCAAGCGGAGGTACATCCCCGATGGGCAATAGACGAGGCACCACGAGCGGCTGGAAGACCCACAAGCGCCGCAAGAAGAACCTGACCGCGTACCGGCGCTACGACAGCCGGAACCGGCCGCCGCTCCAGCCCGACGGCATGCCCTCGGGCCGCTGCCTCGGGCCGGGGTCGAAGGTCTGCCGGTGCGGCAAGCACAACCTGGAGCGCCAGGCCGAGGAGGCCGCCGCGCGCCAGGAGGCCGTCCTGGCCGCGATCGAGGTACCCGACACCCCCGACGAGGACGGCTTCCAGGCCCTCCCCGTCCTAGAGGAGGCACTCGCGTGATCGACGCCGAACTCGCACTCGACCTGGACCAGATCTTCGAGGAGGGCGCCGACCGCCCCTGGACGCTCCAGGGCCTCGGCATGCTCCGCACGTACCTGCCGGGCAACCGGCGGCTGCACATCTGGCACCCCGACTTCGCCACGAGCGGCGTGACCGACCTCCACACGCACCCGTGGGACTTCGAGTCGCAGATCCTGCTCGGCGAGGTCCACCAGAACCGCTTCACCGAGACGCTGGACCTGCCCGAGAACTACGTGCGGCAGGCGATCACGTGCGGCCCCGGGGGCGGCGTCTGCGGCGGCCCCGAGCCCGTGTACCTGGAGGAGGGGCCGGGCGAGGTCTACGCCGCTGGCGAGAGCTACCGCCAGGAGGCGAACGAGATCCACCGCTCGCAGCCGCTCCGCGGCACCGTCACCCTGCTCGACCGCACCGTCCGGGGCGACGGCGAGACCGCCTACGTGTTCTGGCGGGCGGGGTCGAGCTGGGTGTCCGCCGAGCCGCGGCCCGCCGCGCGCTGGGAGGTCGACGCCTTCCTCGACGCCGCCCGCGAGTGGATGACCTAAACCACGGAGGAGAAGATGGACCTGTTCCCGATCAAGCTCAAGACCTACAACATGACGCTCGCGGGCGTGATCGCCTTCGGCGTCGTCGGCCTGATCGCCAACCTGCTCCTCATGGGGCTGCTGGCGTTCGTCCTGGCCTACGCCGCCGCGAAGGGCTGGGCCGCCGCCTGATGTCCTTCGACCTGGGCGAAGACGAGCAGAACGGCGTCCTCATCGCGGTCAACACGATCCTCAGGGGCTCGTGGACGCCCGCGGGCGTCGAGCGGTGGTGGGACCGGCCGAGGTACCAGCTCGGGGACAGGACGCCGAGGGAGGCCCTGGCGTCCGACCCGACGGCCGTGGTCGAGCTGGCCCTCGAAGGGATGATGCAGGGCTCTAGCGGAGGGTGATGTCCAGCGCCCAGCCGTGGCCCGGGTCCCGGGTCGCGACGAGGTTGCCCGCGGAGAACTGGCGGTAGCCGCCCGTGGTGCCGGTGACGGCGAACTGGAACAGCGAGAGCCGCCTCGCCGTGCCCGAGAGCTGGACGCGCCCGAGCGGCATCTGGAGCGTGGCCGTGCACTGCATGACCTCGTGCCGCGGCAGCTCGGCGCAGCCCAGCACGAGCGAGCCGATCGGGTGCCCCTGCCTGTCCTGGACGCGGAAGTAGTGCGCGCCCCCGGCGCTCTCGGTCAGGAACCCGGCGGCCTCGATGTGGCCCTGCTGCGCGGCGCCCCCGGCGGTCGCGAGCATGCCCGCGACGAGAGCGGCCGTCGCGAAGAGCGGCAGCAGTAGCCGCCTCACGCTACGGCCTCGTGCAGGCGTCGGGGTCGGCGAAGTCGATAAGCTTCTTCGCCTCGGAGACTTCCTTGTCCAGCTTGGCGACCGTCACCGGGCGCCCGGCGTCCTCAAGGGCCGCCCTGGTCTGCTGCCGGATGCTCTCCAGCACGGCCGCCTCGTCGTCCACCCACTGCTTCTCGGTCGCGCCGATCGACTGGAGCAGGAGGCCGCGGATCAGGTGCCGGTTGTCCTGGCAGTTGAGGTAGGTGACGTTGCTGATCTTCTTGTTCTGGTCCGAGAGCCCGTAGCCGAGGATGCCGATGGCGGCTGCCGCCACGACGACGACGGCGATGAACGCGATCTGTAGACGGTCGAGACCCACGCTACTTACGCGCCGCTCTCGGCCGTTTCGAGGGTACCGTTCTCCATCTCGTCCCGGATCTCCCGCCAGTGGAGCCACGCCCAGAGGGTCCCGGCGAGGCTGAAGAAGGCCGCAACGGTGACGAGCGCGGTGCGCCAGGTGGCGCCCTTCCCGTCGTGGAGGGCGAACTGGATCTCGGTCATCGCCCCGGCCGCGTAGAGCGCGTAGGACGCCAGGTAGATCGCCCGCGCGCGCGAGAGGTACCGCGAGACCCTGACGCCGCCGATGCGCCAGTAGAGCGCCCCGGTGAAGCCGAGCGAGAGCCCGATGGCCACCAGGTCGATGAGCCGGACGATCGTCACCCAGGCCAACCTAGTCCCCCCGGCTCCCGCGGGTGCTGAACCACGTCCAGAGGGTTGACGCGACGCCGAGGGCGCCCGCGAACGAGCCGACCCACGTGCGCCACGTGACCGGGATGCCCTCCGCGAGCGCGTACTGCGTCACGATCAGCGAGAAGACGGCGAACCCGAGGTAGCTGAGGCCCATGATCTTGAGGTAGGGCGGGAAGGTCGGCTTGCCGCGGAGGCTCCACGCGACGGCGAGCGCGAACCCGAGGGTCGCGGAGATGGTCGCCAGGTTGACGACGCGGATGACCTCCTGCCAGTGGACGGTCACAGCCCCTTCCCCCTGCTGATGGGGCGCATGCGGAACAGCTGCGCGAGCGCGAGCACGCCGACCGCCAGGGCGACGGCCTTGATGGGCGCGTACCAGCCCAGGTGGTCGGAGCCGATCCTGATCCACTCGCTCCAGGCCGCGATGGCGACCAGGACGCCGTAGGACGCGGCGAACGCGACGACCGGGCGCGCGTAGGTGCGGCCCCAGTCGGAGACGTAGACGGAGACGACCGCGGCCAGCAGGCCGACGGCGAAGGCGCCCTCCAGCACGACGAGGTATCGGACGACGTCGAGCACTACGCGGCCTCCTTCGCGAGCCAGAGCAGGCCGAGGGCGCAGAGCGTCATCCCGACCGCGCGGACGGGCGTGTAGAGCGCGAGCGGCTCGCCGATGCGGGCGAGCCCGGCGGCGGCGCCGGTCGCGGCGAGCACGGCCGTGCCGAGCGACAGCATCGCCCGGCCAGCGGTGAGCGCGCCGCCCAGAGCCCAGCGCCAGAGCAGCGCGGCGGTCAGCCCGAGCACGAACAGGGCCTCGACGGCGACCGCGATCCTGAGGGCGTCGGCGGCCGTCACGACCCTCCGTTCCCGTTCTTGTCGCCGCGCGTGACCTTGAGGCCGAACAGGAAGCCCGCCACGACGAGCATGACCGGCGTCACGATCGTCAGCGCGGTGTACTCGCGGATGATCAGGCTCGCGACGGCCACGATGGACCAGACGGCGCTGATCATGAGCGCGATGACGGTCGAGACCAGATCCCGGTCCCTGCTAGCCATTGTCAATCACCGACCCCATCCTCGTCACTTAGGCGCTCGCAGGTGGCGCCTATCAGGTGACGACCCTGGCCGTCCTGGCCTGGCCCATGGCGCGCATGAAGCGCGAGAGCGTCTCCGGGTCGTCGCTCGCCGCGTAGCCGACGAAGTTGCCCTGCCTCCAGTACGGCCGGGCGTCCGCGAAGGCGGACCGCAGCTCGGACGCGAGCGTCTGCTCGGTCACGAGGTTCTCGGCCATCAGGCCGCCGCCCTGGCCGACCTGCTGCTCCTTCTGGGCGACCTGCTCCTGGTCGTAGAACTGGCCCTTCCAGGCGTCTTTGGTGGCCTCGTTCTCGGCCCAGCCCGCGCCCGTCACCTTCTCGTCGCAGATCAGGAGGCCGCCGGGCCTTAGGTGCTGCTTCGCCTCGGCGATGAGCGGGCCGCGGTCCGGCGAGATGAACTGGAAGGTCATGCTCTCGTTGACGCAGTCGAACGAGCCCTGCGGCTCGTAGCGCGGGGAGCTGCCGAAGCCCTGCCAGAACGCGCCCTGCGCGAACTCGGCCCCAGCGGGCGCGGGGGTCGCGCCCCAGCTCTCGGCCATGCCCTCGCTCGGGTCGAGCGAGACGGTGCTCAGGCCGCCCGCCTGCGAGAGCGCCTTGCCGAACGCCCCGGTGCTGGAGCCGACGTCGAGGACGCGGGCGCGCGGGCCGAGGGCCGCGGCCAGCGCGGCGCCCTTGCGCGCCTGCGCCTCTCGGTAGCCGGGGATGCTGGTCTCGATGTGGCGGTCGAACGGCCCGGCGTGCTGGTTCCAGGCGTCGTAGAACTGCTGGGGCGCCTGCTGGCTGAACGTCGGCGGCGCGAGCCACTGGCCCGGAGCGTGCTGGCCGCGCGCGGCCTGGTCGAAGAACGTCGCGAAGTCCTGCGGAGCCGCCGCCTCCTTGTCCCTGAGGCTCTGCCACGTGTCGCTCCACTCGTCGCACGTGAAGCGGGGCTCGACCCTCGCGTTGTAGAACATGCGGCACTTGCCGTCCGTGAAGGCGGTGCAGGTCGCGCACGTCATCTTGGCGCCCTCGACCGCCTCGCGGTAGCCGTACTCGGTCTTCCAGCTCTTGTAGGCGTGGCGGGCGCCGATCGGGACCGGCTGCGCCGTGATGTCCAGGCCCGGGACCCGCGCGGGCACGGCCGAGTGGCCGTCGCTGGTCCTCCACTCCTTGCCAGCCGCGATGTCGAGGAGCAGCGGCGTGACTGTGAGGTCGTGGTTCTGGGCGTACTGCACCAGCGCCGCGGCGGCCTCCTGGGTCGGGTCGGCGTTCCTCGGCCCGGCGGTCTGCGAGACGGTGGGCTCCCCCTCCCACCGCGGGTCGCCCTGGAAGAAGGCCACGGCGGGCAGGCCGCGCGGGTCGAGCAGGACGCGGTGCAGCGCCACGTCCTCGGGCCGGAGGTACTGGCGGCTCTGGTTCTGCCAGCAGTTGAGCATCTGGCGGCCGACCGCCTGGACGGCCTCGGGGGTGCGCGGCGCGGCGACCGTCCACCCGCCCGGCAGCGCCTCCACGGGCTCCAGGTCGGCGCCCTGGCCCTCCCACCGCCTGAGCTGCTGCGGCACGGTCTCGCCCGAGGTCCGGGTCCACGACGCCTTCTCGGGGTCGAGGCCGAGCGCCTCCACGGCGGCGAACCAGTCGGCCTCGTCGCCCTCGTACATGTAGACCTTGCCCGTGGACGGCTCGTAGACGCCGCGGGCGTCGTCGTGGATCTCGCCCTCCTCGTCTCCGAGGCCCTGGTAGCGAAGCTCCTCCTGGAGGTTCTCGTGGTACCAGCCGGGCTCGCCCTTGTGGAACCGGCCGTCCACGATGTACCACGGCACGCGGTCGGGCGGGTGGTAGAGCATCCCGTCGGCGGCGAGCTGCTCGGCGTCCACGCCCTCGGGCGGGTTGAAGCCGACGCCCTCCTCCCAGTCCTCGAAGCCGGGGATGTCCCAGTTGTCGGCCGCCGTCGCCTGCCAGCCGCCCATGCCGAGCGGGAAGTCGCTCCTCGACTCGGCGACGTTGAGCGAGAGCGCGCTGACGGTGCCGAGGTCCATCGGGACCTTCGCCGGGACCGTGCTCGGGTCCTCGGTGCCGTACGTGAGCGTGATGTGCGGCTTCCAGTCGGGGAACCGCTTGTCGGTCGGGAACCCGGCCGCCTCGACGGCCTGGACCACGCGCTCGCGGAAGCCCGCGACGTCCTGGTCGAACTCGGGTGCGGCCCAGACCACGCCGCCGTTGTCCGGCGACGGGAACGAGCCCAGCTCCGTGGCCTTCATGTGGACCGGCGGCTGCTGGCCCGCCAGGTCCCGGAGCACCTGCGTCAGCTTCCCCCAGTCGTTGCGCGCCGACGCCTTCTGCTCGAAGAACACGAGCGTCACGTGCAGCTCGTCGGCGGGCTCGCCGCCGGGCACGGCCAGGCTGGCCGCCGCCGCGGGCGGGACGAAGAACGCCACCATGGCGCCGTCCTGCGCGAGCGGGTTGGTCGCGGCCGTCCTCCTGAGCACCGGCTCCCACCGTCCCGTCTCCGGGTGGCGGACCTCCACGTGCTGCGGCGGGACGGCGCCCATCACCACGGGGTCGAACTCGTCCGAGAGGCCGACGAGCCCGTGCATCTCGGGCGGGAGCCTGAAGCGGTAGCCGGTCGTCAGGTCCTCGGGCGTGAAGTCGTCCATCTCGCGGATGTACTCGTTCTCGGCCTCGGCCCCGAAGTTCACGAACTCGTTCCCCGCGCGCTCGTCCGGCGTCACCGGACCGGCGTAGACCGCCACGGGGTTGGGCCGCCAGTCCTGCCCGGGGTGCGCCGCGCCGACCCCGCCGCCGCCCGGCAGGAGGCCGTGCTCGGCGATCGAGTGGCGGGCCGCCCACGGGCCGACATGGTACCAGTACGCGTCCGGGTCGGTCATGTGCCTGACGGTCCTCTCGTCGCCCGGGTGCGGGCTCTCGAAGCGACGCCTGGCCTCGTCCGAGAACTCCCACGGGCCGTGGGCCGCCGCGGAACGCTCGGGCGCGCTGGTCATGTGCCACCAGCCGCAATCGGGGCACTGGTACGCGCGGGTCGGCATCCTGCCGTGCCGGTTCACCCAGTTCGGCGAGGTCCAGGCGCGCTCGATCGCACGCATGGCGGTGGCCTCGTCCACGTAGGCCGTCTTGCCGGTCTCCGGGCACTTCAACTTCGCGGGGTCGAGGACGGCCGCCGCGTCCCGCGGCCCCAGGAGCCAATCTCTGGCCCTGGACAGGAGGCCCTGCTCGCGGATAGCCCCGGCGCCCCGCTGCCCCAGAGGTGCCGCCTGGTGGCCACGCTGGGCCAGTTCTGCGGCCACCGCCCTCTCGGCCTCCAGGATCTCCTCGGAGTCGTCGCTCATGAACTCGTGCGCGCGCGGCCCGAGGCCCTCGTAGACCGAGCCGCGGACGAACGGGTGGTCCCACGGGGCCACGAGGTCGTGCGGCTCGTCGAGGTCCTCCCAGACGATCGCCTCCTTGGTCCGCGGGCTGTAGACGAACTTGTGCGTCTCGCGCGGCATGCCCTCCAGGTCCCAGTTGCCGCGAGCCCAGCGCGCCGCCCTGGACAGCTCGGCCTTCGGGTCGCGCTCGACCGGCGGGAGCATCTCCTGCGGGTCGTGGCCGAAGCCCATGCGGATGTCCACCCCGGCGAACTCGGGCCGCTTCCTCAGCTCGCCCTTCACGACCTGGGCCACCTTGAGGTCGGCGTTCGGGCTGTACGACTCGACCTCCAGGACGCCGTCCGCGAGCGTGGCGTAGCCGAGCACGTCCTCCTGCGGCATCAGCTTCCGGCCCCACTCGCTCAGGGCCTTGGTCTCGTGCGCGGTCGCCTCGCCCTGGAGCCCGCGGGCGTCCGGCGGGCTCTCCCAGAGCAGGAAGCCGTCCTGCGGGCTGTAGAGCCACTTCCAGACCGGCTCGTACTCCTCCTCGCCGGTCGGCAGCTCCCAGCTGTCCGCGGCGGTGCGCCGGAGCGTCCGCTCGACGGCCTGGGTCTCAAGGCGGTCGGCCAGCTCGCGGTGTTCCTGGTCGCTCAGGAAGCGGGTGCCCGCGAAGCCCGGGACGAAGTGGAGCCGCACGTCGCCCTCGCCGTAGACGTGGCCGCGCGCGGTGTCGTCCGGGTCCCAGCCCCGGGCCTCGGTCCGCGGGATGTGGTGGCCCAGCGGGTCGCGCTCGGTGCGCGCGTTGTCCGCCCAAACCTCCCACGTGTCGGTCGGGACGTGGTACAGGAACTTGTAGCCGTAGTCGGGGACGTCCACGGAGCGGAGCGACCAGTCGTCGGCCGCCGCCTTCGACAGCGCCCACCTGTTGCGCGGGTCCAGGCTCTTGACCTCGGCCGCCTCCCTGACCTCGGCGCCCGGGTGGAGCGCCTGGAGGCGGTCCCTGATCTCGGGCGGCAGCTCCTCGCCGTAGTAGGTCTGGACCATCACGTAGCCGGGGGCGACCACGCTGCCGTCAAGGTGCATCTCGGGCGGGGTGTACTGCGCCGCGCCGATGACGTCGCCGCCCCGCGCGCTCATGTCGCGCCCCCACTGCCTGCGAAGCTCCGCGCGGTGCGAGGGCCTGCCGTCGCGCCCGCCCCTCACGGGGAACACGGTCGCGTGGCCCTCGGGGCTGGAGAGGCCCCACTTGTACTTCGCGGGCCAGTTCTGGTCTACGTCCGTCATCGCCCTTTACCTGGTCGATCAGAGGCTCGCGGCCGTAAGGAGCGGGATCGCGACCCTGGGCGGCTCGGCGGTCGAGCCCGCGACCGTGCCGCTCTGGGTGAGCGCGGCGCCGCCTTTCCAGTCCGGCTCCGCGCTGCCGAGGCCCCACAGCGGCCAGTAGCTAACGAGCGCGGACGGCCGAACCATGAGCGGCGACGCCCCGGCCGCCAGGGCGGCGACCTCGGTCGCGTTCAGCTCGGCGTTCCACCAGCCGAGCCGCGAGACCCTGCCGTCGAGCCGCGTGCTCGTGCCCGTCTCGGAGTCCCACCTGACGCCGACGTGGAGCACCTGCGTCGTCGCGTTGTAGGCGGCGGGCGTCCCGGTGCCCCTGAGGACGCCGTCGCGGTAGAACTTGACGTTCGTGTTGCCGTTCCTGGTCGCGAAGATGTGCGTCCAGGACCCGACCGGCGCCTGGACGGTGTCGATGGCGCAGGTGCCCCACGCCGACCCGCTGTAGCCGTTCGCGCCCCAGCGGCGGTCCACCGTGCCCGGCCAGTCGTTGGTGTTGGCGACGCTGATGGACAGGGGGAGCGGGTTGCTCGCGTACTTGTGGGTGAACAGCGAGGGCATGCCCGCGCCGACGGTCAGGCCCGCACCGGGGATCGTGTCCAGGAACACCCAGCCCCCGGCGGAGAGCGTCGAGGCCGAGTAGGCCGCGCCCGCCGCCGTGGTCAGGAAGGTGTTGGAGGTCCCGGGGAGGTCCCTGCTCACTCGACCCTCAGCCAGCAGTTGAGCAGGAGCGTCTCCACGGCCAGGGTGTCGTTGGCGTGCGCGCCGTTGTGCCCGACGGACACGACCACGGTGTCGCCCGCGGCCCAGGTGGCGCCCGTCATCGTCAGCTCAACCTTCTTCTGGAGGTAGGCCGTGGCGGGCACCGTGACGTCCTGGGCGATCGGGCCGACCTCCCACGCCGCGAAGTTGAGCTGCTCGCCGTCGGCAACCGGCGTCGCGTACGCCACCATGCGCGTGACCCCGGCCGTCGCGTTCGCCGCGATGTTGAAGCCGACCACGAGCGCCGTCGGCGTCACGTTCCACGGGAGCGTGGCCGCGCCGTAGACGAAGCCGTCCACGTCCTTCGCGTACCTCCAGTGGCCCACCTGCCAGGACGTGAACGCGGCCACGTTGTACGTGGAGTTCCCGCTCGCGTCCGGCACGTTGAGCGGCACCGGGATCGTGCGCCTGCGCTCCAGCGACGCGCCCTTGAAGGTCCAGCTCACGAGAGCCTCAGCGGGGTGACGGTCAGGCGGCGCCAGGCGAAGTTCGCGCCGTGCCCGGCCGTGTCCACCACGGAGATAGAGTAGCGGACCTTGAGCACGTCGCTCGCCGCGAGCGCCAGCTTCGCCCGCGCCTGGACGGTCGCCCACGGGTAGGGCGAGGCCGCGGCGTTGTAGACGGTGCCGATCGCCTGGACGAGCGGCGACGACTGGCCCGCGTTCACGTAGACGGTGGAGAGGGTCGTGGTCCAGCCCGCCGCGGACAGCTTGGCGATGAAGCCCGAGTACTCCACGAGGTAGTCCCCGGCGCGCGGCACGGTGAGCAGCGGTCCGGGGGTCGTGAGGTCCACGTGGCTCAGGGACGTGGTGGACTCGCTCGCCTCGACGGTGGCGTACGCCGGGGCGCCGCCCACGTACTCCCACTTGTTCGCCCCCGCGGCGCCCGCGTTGTAGCGGAGGCGCCACTGGTAGGTCGGGGCGCTGGTCGAGTCGACGAGCGTGTACTCCTGGCCGTCGTACGGCGTGGCCGGGAGCGAGGTCCCGTAGCCGAGCTGCACCGCCTGGTCGGGCGCGAAGAACCTCCAGGTCACCCCAGCCTCCTCGGCACGACCTCGATGCCGCGCCCGCGGACGCCGGACGTGCCGCCGCGCGTCATGCCGGTGCCGCCCGCCGACGAGAGGAAGTGGCACATGTTGAGCGTGTTGCCCGCCGCGAGGGTCCTCGGCTCGTGGAGGTAGAGGTTGCTGTCCACGACGCCCGTCCCGGCGAAGTTGGTGCCCGGCTCGGCCGCCCGGGTCGCGACGACGCTGTTGACGCACACGCCCATGTAGGCCGAGTTGGCGATGCCGGTGTTGTTGGTCAGGCCCTCGAAGGCCCGGACCCAGTAGTCGCCCGCGTTCGGGACCGAGCACGACGGCGAGTTCGTGAGGACCTGCCACGTGCCCGCGGTGGTCTGGGCGTCGGCCGACCCGTAGTTGCTGGCCACCTTCGGCGTCCCGCCGATGAACTCCCACTTGTAGGCCGACCCGGAGGCCGCGTTGTAGACGAGCCACCAGTTGTAGGTGGCCGAGGCCACCGAGTCGGTCAGGACGACCATCTGGCCGTCGACCGGCGCCAGGGGGAGCGCCGTGACGCGGTAGGGCGGGACCGCGAGGGTCGTGACCTTCTCGATCACGGGCTACCCCTGGTCGAGGCCGGAGGCGGTGAACGTGAGCCCGCTGGCGCTCGCGTTGGCCCTGATGACCTCGGTCCCGGTCAGGACGAGCAGGCCGTCCCACTCGGCCATGCCGCCCGGGTCGATCGTGCACGACGGCAGGATGAGGTCGGCGTCGTTCAGCGTGCCCGCCGTCGCCTGCACGCCCATCTTGACCACGATCGCGGCGCCGGTCGGGTTGACCAGCGTCATGCCCTTGATCGTGTAGACGTGCGCGGCCGTCCCGGTGAACAGGGTGGTGGTGCCCGAGCCGACGTTGGCCGGTCCGACGATGCGCTTGAGGGTGTCCGCCATCTCTGCTCCTTATTCGCTTGGTTCAGCCGCCAAGTGCGACGATGAGGGCGATCGGCGGCTTCGGGACCAGCTCGTCCCACGTCGCGCCGTTGTCGCGCCAGAACGACTGCGCGTCCGAGGCGTAGAACAGCCTGCCCTCGGTACCGGCCGCGGGCCTGGCCGAGAGCACGTCGAGCATCACCACGTCCGCGAGCTGCACCGCCTGGCCCGGGTCGAGCGAGTTCTGGATGTCGTCGATGAGCGGGCCGACGTACGGGACGTTCTTCCAGGGGTTCGGGCGCGGGATCGGCATCGCCCCTTACGCCTCCGTAACCGTGATGATGCGGGCGCCGACGAGCACCGGCACGTTCCCGGCGAACAGCGTCCGCGGGTACTTGACGTAGATCTCCTCCGCGGTGAGGAGCCCCGTGCCGACCGCGGTGCCGCCGTCGTCGGGGTACGGGCCGCCCTCCTCCGCGCTGATGAGCGCGACGCCGACGACGAACGCCGCGTCGTCGCCGCCGCCCAGGGCGAGGCGCCCAAGCTCGAACTGGCCGAGCTTGGACTTGCCGAGCTGGCCGCCGAAGCCCACTAGACCGGCGTCCTGCGCGTGGGCGGCATCAGGGCCGACTTGGCGATGCCGCCGGAGAGGCTGCCGTTCTGCGGGTTCGTCGAGTGGTCGGAGCCGTCGATGAACAGCGGCCAGTAGTAGTTCGGCCTGACGCTGAGGCCGTTCTGGAGCCCGGGCCACTTCGAGAAGCGGAGGAGGTCGGTGTCGGTCGGCGCGGCCCCGTCCCAGTAGGCGGGGTGCGCCATGACGCCGTTGAACGGGCTGGTGAGGCTGGAGCCGCGCGCGCCGAGGACGGACGAGACGCCGCTGCCCTCGAAGGGGGTCGTGCTGTTCGCGACGTTCTGCGCCGTGAGCGTGCCGCCGGTCGTGACCTGGATGAAGCGGAGGTTGCCCGTCGTCCGCACGACCGCGATGAAGTACCAGTTGCCGTTCGACATCGCGGGGAGGGTCGAGGACTGGACCCAGATGATGTTGGAGAACACGAAGCCGACGTTGGCGTTGACCGTGACGCCCCAGCCCGCCGTCGCGTGGCCGCGGCCGACCGGCTCGCCCTCCGTGCCGACGTTCGCGGGCCGGACCCAGGCGCAGAACGCCATCGGGACCGCGAAGCCCTCGTTGAGCGTGCCGCCCAGGTTGACGATCGCGTTCGAGCCGTTGAAGGAGAGGGCCATCAGGCGGGCACCAGCCAGGCGCCGAGCAGGAGCGTGTCCACCGCGAGCGTGTCGTTCGCGTGGGCGCCGTCGTGGACGAACCGGACCCAGAGGATGTCGCCCGCGGCGAACGTCGAGGGCACGGTGAACGTGATGTCCTTGCGGTTGTAGGCCGTGCCCGGGACCGTGATGTCCTGCGCGGTCGCGTTGTCGGCCGTGCCCGAGCTGAGCGAGGCGCCGTCGGCCGAGGCGAACGTCCTGATGTACCAGCGCGTCACGCCGCTCGTGGCGTTCGCCATGACGGAGAGCCTGATGCTGGCCGACGTGACGTTCGGCGGCACCTTGACGAAGCCGTCGGCGTAGCCGAGCACGTCCTTGACGAAGTCCCAGTAGCCGAAGTAGCGCGGCTCGCCGATGCCCAGCGAGTCCCAGTAGACGTTCGAGACCGGCACGCGGATGTCCACGGGCAGGACCATCGCCGACGGGACCACGTAGCCCTTCTCGGAGAGGTACTGGTCCAGGCCGCCCTTCGTGAGCGTGTGCGCGACGGCGACGCCCGACGTGTGGCCGACGGCGCTCGTGCCCTCCTGGCCGCGCGTGACCGTGAGGGTGTCCGAGGAGCGCGCCGTGCAGAGCATGATCTCGCTCTCGCACGTGACGCGGAAGTTCCCCGTGGCGGGGAACAGGGCGCCCTGGCCCGACCCGAGGACCAGCGACGTCACCGAGCCGTTCATGGTCGTCTGGAGGACGCCCTCGGCGAGGTTTGCGAGGATCTCTGCCATCGCCCCTTACGCGCTTGTTAGCGCGGGAAGGTTAGCCGCCCGACGGGCCGCCGACGACGGTCGTGACCGTCTCGACGTGCCTCGGCACGGACCGCCAGTACCGCTTGGGCACGGCGATGTAGTTGCTGTCGGCCGCGTCGGCGCCCTGCCTCTGCGCCCTGCGGAGCACGGCCGTCTCGATCGCCACCTGCGGGTCGCGCTGCTGCTCCAGGACCTCAGCGACCTCCCAGGCCCGGCCGGTCCCGTCCTGGCCGGTCCCCGCGCCCTCGGCCGTGACCTCGACCAGCACCACGTAGTCTGTCTTCGTCATGAACGTCTTTTCGGCGTTTCCGCCCCCGAGAGCCAGCCGCTCTCCACGAACGGCGGGTTCGTCCCGTGCGGCGGCGGGATGCCGGGCGGGGCCGCGCCGGGCGGCCACGGCTCGTCGTCCGGGTCCACGACGCCGGGGCGGTGCCCCGGCTGGGCGAGGCCGACCCGCGGGTTGCGGTAGCCGTCCGCGAGCCAGCCGTCGTGGCTCCAGGGCGTCGAGGGGACGTAGCCCAGGACGCTGACCAGGGCGCCGAGGCCGAGGTCGGCCGAGCCGAGGACGTTCTGCGAGTACCTCGCGACGAGTAGCGCCGCGAGGTCGAGGCTGGCCCCGCCGAGCCTGGTCGGCGCGCCCTGCGCCAGCCCGAGGTACGAGAGGCCGGTCTGGGCCTGGGCGAGCGCCGTGCGGCGGCCGAGGGCCGCGCGCGCGTCCGTGAGGGCGAGCTGCGCCGCGCCCTTCGAGCCGAGCCTGCCAGCCGCCAGCCTGCCGTCGGCGAGCGCGAGGGACGCCGAGCCCTTGTGGGTCGGGAAGCCAGCGGCCAGCCCGCCAGCGGTGAGGGAGAGGGACGCCGAGCCCTGCGCGCCCCCGGCGGCCGACGCGGTCCGGGCGTTCGCGAGCGCGAGGAGCGCCGACGAGCGCGCCGTGCGCCTGCCCGCCGCCGTCCTGGCGTCCGAGAGCGCGAGGGACGCCGTGCCGAGCCTCTGCCTGCTGCCCGCGGCGGTCCTGGCGTCCGTCAGGGAGAGCGACGCGAGCGCGAGCGCGGTGCGCTTGGCCGTCGCCGTCCTGCTGCTGGTGAGCGAGAGGGTGGCCGAGGCGACGGTGGCGCCGCTCGGGGCCGCCGTGATGGTCGCGCCGACGGCGCGGGTCGCCGAGCCCTTGTACGTCGGGCGCCCGGCCGCCGTGCGCGAGTCTGTCAGGAGGAGCGCGGCCATGCCCAGGGCCTTGCGCTGCCCGGCGGCCGTCCTGCCGTCGGTGAGCGAGAGGGCCGCCGTGCCGAGCCTGGTCCTCGTGCCCGCGGCCGTGCGCGAGTCGGTCAGCGCCAAGGACGAGAGGGCCTTGTAGGTCGCGACCGCGAGGGCCGTCCTGGAGTTCGAGAGCGCGAGGCTGGCCTGGCCGGTACCGATCCTGCTACCCGCCGCGGCGCGGCCGTCCGTAAGAGCCAGGCTCGCGGAGGACTTGTACGTCGTCCGGCCGACGGCCGCCCTGTTGTCCGTGAGTGCGAGCGACGCGGCGGCCTTGAGGGTGCTCCTGCCCGCGGCCGTGCGCCCGTCCGCCAGGGCGAGGGCGGCCTGGGCCAGGGCGCGCCTTTGCCCCGCCGCCGTCCGCGTGCTGGTCAGCGAGAGCGACGCCGAGCCGGACTTGGAGGCCGACCCGGCGGCCGTGCGCGCGTTCGAGAGGGACAGCGAGGCGGCGCCGGAGACGGTCCTGCCGCCCGCGGCGGTCCCCGTGTCCGTGAGCGAAAGGCTGGCCTGGCCGAACGCCTTGCGCTGGCCGGACGGGAGCGCGGCGTAGGAGAGCGCGACCGCGGCCGACGTCTTCAGGGTGGAGCGCCCGGAGGCGGCGCGGGAGTCGGTCAGGGCCAGAGAGGCGGTGCCCGTGCGCGTCTTGGTGCCCGCGGCGGTCCCCGTGTCCGTGAGCGCCAGGGTGGCCGCGCCCTTGTACGTCGGCCTGCCGGTCGCGGCCCTCGTGTCGGTCAGGGCGAGCGTGGCGCCGCCGAGCTGGCCCCTGCGGCCCGCCGCGACCCTGGAGTCGGTCAGCGCCAGGGTCGCCGACGCCTTGAGCGTCGAGCGGCCCGCGGCCGTGCGGCCCGCGGTGAGGGCCAGGGTGGCCGAGCCCGTGACCGTCGTCGCCCCGGCGGCGGGCGGGGTCTCAAGCCTGAGCTGGTCTACCTCGAAGGCGAGCGCCGAGGCGGACTCGCCCCAGAAGCGCACCGAGAGCGTCGAGTACGAGGAGATGCCCGCCGCGTCGGCGTCCGCGATGTTGAGCGTGTAGTCGGCGGGCGCGTTGGTGAGCGGGCCGACGAGCAGCGCGGGGGTGCGCTGGGTCGAGCCGTCCAGGAGGATGGCCCTGAACTCGCCGTCGGACCCGGTGGTCGTCCTGGCCCTGACCTTGATCGAGTGCCCGGTCCTGGCCGCGGGCGCCGACCCGGCGCCGAGCGTGACCTCGGCCGCGCTCGTGCGCTTGGCCTTGAAGCTCTCGACGAGCCACGGGAGCACGGCCGTACCCGCCCCGCGGACCGAGCCGACCTCCATCTGGAGCTTGGTGAGCGTGATCGGGTTGGCGACGCTGTGCCGCGTGGTCCAGTTGGTGCCGTCCGGGCTGCTCTCCCAGTACGTCGTGCCGCTCGCCTCCCTGATCCTCAGGTAGCGGTGGAGGCGCGCGTCGAGCGTGGTCGTGTAGACGTCGGTGGTCGTGCCCGCCACCTTCTTGGTGGCCTTGAGCGTCGTCTGGCTCAGCACCGACCACGAGACGAAGTTGTTCGTGTCCACGTAGAGGCTGAAGTAGCAGCCCGCCGAGCCGTCCGAGGCGGTCGGGTACTGCTCGGTCTCGAACGTGACGTTGTTGCCCACCAGCGACCACCCCGAGTTGGTCGGGTAGAGGTACGAGCCCGCGACGGACGGGTCGCCAACGGCTCTACCCCCGGTGACGGTCCAGCCGGTGCCCGGCGCCCAGAACGAGTCGAAGGACGTGCCGGGGAACAGGTCGGGGTGGTTGATCGTCGAGGCGACGCCAGCCGCGACCCTGCCCGCCGTGAGGGCGAGGGTGGCGGTGCCGGTCTGGGTCGCGGGCGCGGGCTTGACCGCGATCGTGATCGCGCCCGAGCGCGCGTTCGACGTGTCCTGCGAGAACGCGCCAGGGTCCTCCGACGAGGCGTTGAGCTGGCGGAACGCGACCGCGCCCGCGACCTGGCCGACGGTGCTGCTGTCGGTCGGGTTACTGCCGACGTAGCCCGTGTAGTTCGTCGGGGCACCGTTGTTGGCGGTCCACGTGCTCGACGCGCTCGTCTCGCCGTTGGCGTTGGCCGCGACCCAGAGCGTGTCGGCCGCGCCCCACGACGGCGCGAGCGAGGGTGGGTTCGCGGCGGTCGACGTGCCCGTGGCGAGGGTGCTGGCCTCGGGCGGCGTCGTCGCGTGCGCGCCCGGGATCGACATCACGACGGACGAGCAGAAGCCGGTCGGCGTCCCGGCCTGCGTGGCCTGGACGGTGCCCGTCTCCGAGCCCGTGCTCCACTTGTAGGCGACGCCGATGGCGACGGTCGAGCCGCTCGTGCCGAGGTCGGTCAGCTCGGTCCAGCCGGACGTCCAGGCCGAGAACGTGGCGTTGGTGCCGGACGCCTGGTAGGCGTAAAAGATGGCGATCAGCAGGTCGCCCGCGCTCTTGGTGAGGCCGGAGAGGTTGGCCGTCTGCCTGGTGGCGGTCGTGTTCTCCTGGTTGGCGGTGACGATCCGGCCGCCGGTCGGGATGGTCGGGAACGCCACGCCTAGCCCGCCGTCGCCGTGATCGTGGTGCCGTCCGCGGTGATCTCCTCGATCTTGCTCCACAGCGGCGTCGCGGCCCAGCCCGTCGTCGTGGTGTCCCCGGAGGGCACGAGCTGCTGCGGGACCAGGCCCGCGGCGGCCTGGTCCTGCACCGCGAGCCCGAGGTCGATGTAGTCCTGGTGCGTGGCCGCGGCGAGCGTGCCCGTGAGGTCGCCGAGGAACAGCGAGAAGCCGTACGCCGTCGAGGGCGACGCGACCGGGAGCGTCGGCAGCTTGGCGTACCTGGCCGCGACCTGGGTGGCGCTGAGCGCGGTCTCGTGGATGGCGACCATCGCGGACGCGAACTGGATGGAGACGCCGCCCATCAGGACGGTGCCGCTCGGGGTGGCGGGGGCGGTCGTGCCCGCGGAGCCGTTCACCAGCGCGCCGTCGAGGTAGTACTTCCACGTCCCGGCGTCGCGCGTGACGACGAGGTACTGCCACTTGTTCTGGGTCAGGGCCACCGCGCTGTTGGCGCCGAGCGCCACGCCGCCGCAGAGGTACTGCCACGTGTAGTTCGTGTCGATGATGATGCCCCAGCCGTTCGCGCCCGAGTTGCCGTTGTAGAGCACGGTCTGGTCGCTCGCGCCGAGAGCCTGCATCTGGATCAGCAGCTCCATCGTGAGGTTGTTGGTCACGGTGGAGACGTGAGTGCTGCGCACGAGCGTCTCGCCACCGATGGTGCGGATGCCGCTGACGCCCGTGAACGGGCCGGGCTGCACGTAGTCCGGCGAGCCGGTGACGCTGGTCATGGCGAGCCCGTTGCCGGACATGTCGGCTGGCGGCCCGGAGCCGTCCTGCATCGTGTAGAACGCCTTCGGGGCGTCGGCCACGACGCTGGCCTCCCACTCCGTGTTCTCAAGCCGGGCCAGGAAGCCGCGGTAGTCGGCGCCGTCGTACGTGCTGCCGCCCGCGTAGATGCCGAGCACCAAGTGGATCCTGCTCATCGGCCACTTGGCCCTGCGCGCGTGCCTGAGCACGCGGTCCGGCGCCCAGAGCGGGTCGCTCGCGTACGCCTCGGGCAGGTAGTGGAAGCCCGCGTCGTACCACGCCTTGAAGTCCATCACGCCCGCGGCGGCGACCGTCGTGTCGCCGAGGACGCTGACCTCGTTGCCGGTCGCGGCGTAGGTCACGAGCGCGGCGGCGATGTTCGGCTGGGCCGCCCTGAAGGCCGTGCAGAACGTGCCCGCGTTGGCCCTCGTGCCGCCCGTGTCCGTCTTGTACTCGGCCTCGGCGTTGGCGATGTAGAACTCGGCGCCCCAGAGGTCGATCTGCGAGTCGGCCCTGCCCGCGTCGCCGGACGGGTCGGTGTGCTGCACGCCCCAGAGGCCGAAGCGCATGCCGCGCGACTGGATGCCCGCCTTCCAGAGCGGGATCTGCGTCTGCTCGATCAGCGTCGTGCCGTCGAAGCACTGGAGGCAGACCCAGCCGAAGTGGTTGTCGGCGGCGTAGTCGAGGATGTCGTCCATGGCCGCCGCGTTGCCGGTGAGGTCGAACATGATCACGCCCGCCTCGGTGAAGACCTCGGCCGCGGTCGGCAGCTGCGGGCCGACGACCAGGGCGAAGAACTCCCGCGCGGTGGCGTCCGCGGTGCCCCAGCTCAGCGTGAACCCGTCGGAGTCGAACGACGAGAGCGTCGCCTCCGCGTCCGTCGTGGACGGGTTCGTCGCGTGGCGCAGCGCGGCGGTCGTGAGCGTCGCCATGTTCTCGTCGGCCGGGTTGGCGCCGTCCGTGCCCGACGTCCACGTCGCGGCCTCGCCCGTCCCGTCGGCCGCGCCGAGGGAGAGCTTCATGAGCGTCCTGTCCTCGGACGCGGAGGTAGCCCTGTTCGTCCCCATCAGGAGGGCGGCGTTCGGCGGGAAACCGGCGCCCGCGGTGGCCTTGGTGCCGGTCGAGGTCTTCTGCGTGTCCGTCAGCACGTCGAAGCCGCCGCCCGCGAGCGCGAGGTAGAAGAAGTAGATCGAGCTGCCCGACGTCTGCGTCACGTAGTCCAGCGTGAAGCCGTCGGCGTCGAACGAGCTGAGCCGCGCCTCGATCGACGGCGCCTCGGACGGGTTGCCCTGCACGAACACCCGGTCGGCCTTCTGGTAGGAGACGACGTCGGAGGTTGCGATCCCGGTGTCCTCGCCGACGTAGAGCGCACCGGCCCCGCCCGCGGCAGCCGCGCCGATCCCGAGACGGCCACCGCCCAGGATAAAGCTGCTCGACGGGTCCGAGGACGTCGAGATGTGGCCGGTCAGGAGGCAGTCCGGCTCGAACCCGACCCCGGTGTAAGCCTGCGTGCCGGTGCTCGTCTTCGCCTGCGCGACGCCGACGTGCGCCTGGAGGTCGTCGCCGTAGAAGGCCACGTAGTGGATGAGGTACTGGTGGCCCGCCGACGGGAAGTCGAGCGTGAAGCCGCCGGGGTCGAACGACGTCAGGGTCGCCGACACGTCCGTGCCCCCGGTGGAGGGATCGACGACGCTGAGGCAGTGGCTATCCCGCTGGTTGCGGTACGCGACCGTCGGCGACACGTTGTCGCTGCTCGACGTCGAGACGCACGCCTGCGACGACGGCCCGGCCGCGAACCCGACGGCGGTCGCCATCCCGGCCGCGTAGCCCTCCGCGCCCTGGCGCGTGAAGAAGAAGACCAGCGCCTTCGGCGTCTCGGTCCCGAGCCCGGGCACGGTGTACGACTGCGAGCCCGCCGAGGCGGGCGACGTGAGCGTCCCCACCTTGGCCCCGGACTTCGGCAGCGCGGCGGCCGTCGTCGCGCGGAACGCGGCGGTTACGACGGCGCCGCCGAACGCCGCCGTGCCCGGCGACCACGTGGCCGAGACGCTGCCGGTCGAGGCCGCCTCCTTCGACTCGATCGCCACGGTGTCGCCGCCGCCCGAGCCCGACCCGCGGAGCGTCCAGCCGGTGCCCGCCGCGAGCGTCGTCCCCGCGGCGTTGTCCGTGCCCGCGACCGAGACGAGCAGGTCCCCGGCGAGGGCGCCCGCCACCGCGCCGCCGTCCACGGTGTCGGTGCCGACCGCGCCGGTCTTCCTGGCGCCGCCGTCGGTCGAGTCGCCGACCGCGACCGTGCCCGGCGGCACGCCGAACTCGGAGACGCCGCGCCAGCAGAAGTTGGCGTCCCCGTTGAAGGTGACGGAGTTGGGGCCGGTCGAGGGCGCGATCCCCCAGTACAGGGCCGTGCGCTGCTGGTTCGTCGTCAGGAACGACTCGGACAGCTGGAAGACCGTGCCCAGCTCGTCCGTCGGGACCGCGTACGGCCCCGAGCCGGTGTCCTCCTGGTCGATCCAGGCGAGGATCAGGTTGCCCGCCGTCACGTCGTCGCCGAACGCCTGCTGCATCGCGCCCGAGCCGCCCGGGCCGCCCGCCGACTGGACGTGCGGCCAGGCGGGCGCGACGAACGAGGCGATGATGGTCGAGCAGATGTCCGCCCCGCCGAAGTTGAAGGTGGCGCTGACGGACGCCGCGGCGGTCTGCTGGTACGACGCGACGCCGACCTCGTCGCCGCCCCCGTCGTCGCTGTTGTCCTGGTAGGCGAACGGGGACTCGACCTCGTCCCCCGAGGAGAGGGAGGCGCCGCGGTTGTAGGCCGACGCGACGAGCAGCGCGCCGTCCGCGGTCGGCACGACCGCGGGCGTGGCCGGGTTGGCGGTCGAGGCGGTCGCCGCGCTGTCGTGCTGGTCCAGCGCGATCGCGCCGCCGTTGTCGGCGGCCCACTCCTGGATGACGAGCGTGGTCCAGGAGCCGCCGTTGTAGCCGGGCACGATCGTAACCGGCCCGCTCCCGCCCGCGACCGCGTACCACATCGCCGTCACCTGGTCGCTGGCCGAGTCCGCCTGCTCCTCGACCTGCGCCAGCGTCCCCTGCGGCGACGTGACCGTCATGCCGGTGGCGTCGCTGCCGAGCACGACGACGATCAGGTTCCCGTCGGTGACGTCCGAGGGGAACGCCAGGCTGCCCGACGGCGCGTCGGCGCTGGCCGACTGGACCTTCGTCCAGGTGGTCACTCCGGGCTGTCCTCGCGGCTCGCCATCTCTCGCCCCTTACGGGGCCGGAGCGCGGGCGTTACGCCGCGACGGGCGAGATGCTGATCGTGAGGTTCGAGGCCGGGAGGCTGAAGTTGTCGCCGACGGCGACGGTCTTCGAGGCCGTGAGGGCCGCGGAGCCGAGGAAGTTGCCCGCCGAGGAGGCGTCCCAGAACGAGATGTGCGAGTAGGTCTCCGCGGTGGACACGGAGGTCCAGTCCACGGAGGCCGAGTTCGTGATCGAGCCGCCCGAGGCGGCCGAGAACGTGACGCCGACGCGGGTGGTGTTGCCAGCCGCGGCGGTCGCGCCAGCGGAGCCCGGGTCCGCGGTGTGCAGCTTGACGAAGAACCCCGCGGGGGCCGTCCAAGCCTGGGCGCGGCAGAGCAGGTCCAGGAACTTGTTGGCGACGTTGACTGTAGCGATTCCGACTGTCATCTCGCCCTTTACGGGACGGAGGACCCGCTTTCTAGGGGTCGAGCCGCTTGGAGCGCATCAGGTGGTGGCCGAGCCCCAGCCACCAGATCAGGACGGCGGCCGTGCCGACCCTGCGCGTCCTCGCGCGCCTGCAAGCCTCGGTGACGGTCGGTACGCGGCCGGTGGCGAAGGCGGACGCCTCCCAGGCGCCGAGCGCGATCGCGCAGCAGCCCCAGAGCCGCCGGGTGTCAGACCTGCTCGGCTTCCTCAAGGGCCTGCCCGTAGTCGATGCTGTCGACGACCTCGGGGCCGACGTAGACCAGGATGACGCCGTCCTCCTCGGAGCCGTCGTCGCGGGCGGTCACGAGCGCCTCGATAGCCTCGTCGCGCCCCTCGAACGCGGCCAGCTCGGAGCCGGACTCGTCCACCACCACGTAGGTCTCGGTGCCGTCCATCCGCCGCTTACGGCGCGGTCGGGGCCTGTTTCCAGGGCCGCACGGTCCACACGCAGTGCCAGCAGAGGCCGAGCGCGGGCTCAAAGCCCCGCGGGTACGGGACGGTCTTGCAGTTCGAGCAGCGGTCCTTGTCGCTCAGGACGTGGCTCACCGCCGTATCCCCAGCGGGGCGTGGCAACGGCTGCACGACGCCTGCCTGATCGGGCGCCTGCTCATGTCCCCGAAGCGGTCCCACACGCGCTCGCTGTAGCGGTGGCCGAGCAGGACGCACGGCAGGTCCTCGCCGAGCCAGGTGCGCAGCTGCCAGAGCCGCCAGGAGAGGTAGCTCACGTGACCCTCGAAGGCTGCTCGGGGTTGCAGATCCGGCACCGCGCGTCCTTGTCCGTCGGCTCGCCGTGGATCCGCTTGGCGCACCGCGCGTCCCACGGGTCGTGCAGGCCCGGCTTCATCTCGCCGCGCAGCCTGCGCCCCGCCTCCAGCCTGCGGTCGTTGAAGTCGTCGGCCCAGGCGTCGAACGCCCTGCGGTCCTCGGGCGTCAGGCAGCGCGGGTTGTCGAGCCAGACGTCGTCCCTGCGCGCCCCCTGCGACTCGGCGAGCTGGCGCCCGGCCTCCTTCATGTGGTCGAGCAGCTCGACGGCCTTGCCGACCGTGACGTCCGGCGGCAGCGAGCGGAACGCCATGATCTCGATCTCGGCGCCAGCGAGACCGCGGACCAGCTCGTCCACCTTCCCCTGTAGCTCGTCGCGCTCGTCCAGGACGAGTAGGTACTGCCTGTGGACCTCGACGGGCCAGTCGGGCCTCGACGTCGCCATAGTGGCGGCCAGACCCTTCAGCTCGTCCAGGGCGCGGGCGCCCTTCGCGCCCGGCGGGAGGTCGGCGCGGATGTCGCCGCCCAGCTCCTCGATCCGCTTCAGCGTGCCGAAGGCGCTCACGGCCGGTCGTCCTCGTCGTCCAGCGGCGGCATCGGGACCGTCCGGCCCTCGATCGCGTCCCGCAGCGACGCGGCGAACTCCTCGCGCGCCTGCCTCGCCTCGCGGTCGCGCCGCGCGTAGTAGTACAGGGCGGCCCAGAACACCGCGAAGACCGGGTTGAGCGCGGCCCACCAGCCGTCCCGCGCGCTCACGGACAGCAGGGCGAGGAGGGCGAGCCACATCGACTCGCGCCAGTAGAGCGAGACGCCGCGGCGGAAGGTCATGCCCCCATTGTGCCGTTGTCGCAGGGGTCGAAGCCGAGCGTCTCGACCGCGCGGCACCTGGCGCAGTCGGGCGAGCCCTCCGCGCAGCCGCACGGGTGCACGTAGACCATGGCGACGAGCGCCCGCCTGAGCGCGGCCTCCGGCTCGACGTGCTCCGAGCAGTAGGGGGACGCGGTGTTGTGGATGAGCCCGGGGTCGTCGATGCCCTCGCACACGCCGCAGCGAAGCTCGTGGCCGGTCCCCTCCCCGGCGAGCCCGGCGAACTCGGCGACCGCCCAGCGCCCGTTCTCGGCGTCGATGTGGTCGACGCAGCGGACGCCCGCCTCGGGGTCGCACCTGCACGCGGCCGGGTACGGGACCCGGGTCGCGACGATCATCCGCAGGATCTCCACCGGGTCGCGCCGGTCGGCGACCCGCTCGGCCGACGCCGACACGCGCGCCGCGTAGTCCTCGCGCCACGCCCGGCGCTCGTCGCGCTCCGCCGCGCTCATCGGCGTCGCGGGGCCGGACAGGTAGAAGCTGTCCAGGTGGCTGAGGTCGCTCAACGGTCGACCGTCTCGGTCAGGCGCAGGACGCGCGCCACGAGCGACTCGGCCGCGGCCTGCTCGCGCCAGACGCTCGCGATCTGCGGCATGCCCGTCCTGTCCAGCTGGTCGGCCAGCTCGTTGTCGGTGTCGGACTGCTCCGAGAGCCACTCGGCGAACCGCGCGCGCTCCTCGGGCGTGAGGGGCGCTACGCCCACTCCACGCCCTCCTCGGTGCGGTAGACCTTGGTCTCGCTCTCGACGCGGCGCTCCGTCTTCCTGAGCAGCCTGAACGAGGGGACGGACGTCTTCCCGTAGTCGAGGGGCGTGCCGTGCCTGTGGCCCCAGTCGATCTCGCCCTCGAACGCGAGCGCCCCGGAGAGGCCGTCCCAGAACGAGACGATCCCCTCCTCGTCGCAGAGGAAGCTCTCGAAGCTGCGCATCGCCCTGGTGGCCACGCGCGACCGCTCCTTCTCGGCCGTCTGGAGCGCCTCGTGCCGCGCGAGCGCCTCGGCCACGGTCATGCCCTGGATCGCGGGGTCCTTGACGTTGAGCGGGCCGCTGCCCGCGAACATGCGGGCCGGGCGCGGGCTCTCCTGGCTCATGAACTCCTTGACGGCCTCCAGGTAGAGCCGCTCCGCGTTGGAGACGCGCTCCTCGAAGCCCTGCTCGGTCATCAGGTCGTCCACCCAAACGAGCGTGCGCCCGTCGGGCTCGTCGCATCTCACGTGCTCAACGCTTGCGAGTCTCATGCCCTGGTCTTCGTCACGGCGCGACCCTCACCATGCGGCTGCCGCACCGGCAGCAGTAGGCGCGCTGCTGGCGGTGGCCGAGGGCCTTCGTCTCGTGGAGGCAGACCATGCACAGGAAGCGCAGCGGCACCCTCTCGTCGCCGCGCATGTGCCGCGCCAGCCTGCGCAGGAGGGCGATCACGCGAGCTTCGCCACCTGGCCGCACATGCAGCGCCGCCTCTGGCCGCGCCACTGGTGCGACGGGGGTCGGCACACGGGGATCAGCGAGAGGTAGGTCGGCACGCCCGGCATGGCGACGCGCACGCGCACCCTGCGGCGCCTGGCCACTACGCCTCGTCGGCCGCGTCGTCGGCGGCGATCAGCGAGGAGATTGGGCCGACGGCGTAGGCGCCCTTGACGCGGGCGATCTTCCTCGCGACGGCC